GATCCGCTGGCGCTCCATGCGAGCCGCCGCCGGCCTGGACGCGCCACAATAGGCGCCACAAGCCACAAGCCATAAACGGCCGCCGGCCTGGACGCCGGCCGGCCGGCCCGGGGGCCGCCTCCGCACGGTTCGCCCGTCCAGGCGATGGCGGCGGGGCTTCCCGGGCTTGGCCCTTGTCCAGGCGCCCGCCTGGACGCGGCCGCCGGGGCTCGCCTGGACACTTACCGGCCGGAAAATAACAAGCAAAGCAGCTAGGCCGATTAGCAAAGCTGGTTTGCTCTTTTATTTTCTAGCAGTAGAAAAGGCCAGCAATTGCATACTTATTTTCTGGCATGTTAATTGCATACAGGGAAGCTCCGGCCGTTGAGCCGGCAACGAAAACAAAAACAGAGAAACAAAGTATGCAAAATGTAACTAAGGGTCAGAACCTCATGGAGGCTAGTAATCAATGGGCGACGCGCCCGGCCGATCAACGCTTCCCCAATATGGCCGCCCTCGCGGCCGCCGTGAATGCCCGCCGGCAACGCTCGCGGTCCGTGGACGTGGATCTTTCCACCGTCCAGGCTAAGGCCCTGGACGAGGGCGGATTGCGGATCAATGGGCGGATCCAGTCCGTAGAGCCGTCGCATTGGTCTTTCAGCCAGTTGTCGTCCTGGATTGGGGCACCGGCTGAATACCTCCGCCGCCTCCCGGCGCCGTTGGCCGCTGACAATATCAATCACGGGATCCGCTCATTAGGCGCCGCTCGCGATACGCTTAAATTCATGACGATTGAGAGCGAGAACGAGACCCGGCCTAACACCTTGCAAGCCGTCACCTCCGCCACGTATGGCCGGATCTGGGATGCTGATGTAATCGCGGCCGTTGAACGTATTCAAGAGCGCAACCCCGCTTTCCACAATCCGCCGGCACTGGCCCGCCACGGTTCGAACAATGCCGGCCTCTATGCCAGCGATCATGATTGCTTTATATTCATGATCGACGGCGGATCCTTCCTGGAAGCCGGCCCGCGTGCGCAGTTAAACCGGGGGTTCATCGTCTGGAACAGCGAGACCGGCGCCCGCACTTTCGGCCTTATGACTTTTCTACATAATGGAGTGTGCGGAAATCACATCATTTGGGGGGCCACGGAGATCAACAAGCTAGTGATCCGGCACTCCGCCGGGGGGCCGTCACGGTTTGACACCGAGGCCGCGCCCGCGCTCCTCGCTTACACCCAAGCCAGCGCGGCACCCATGATCGAAACGATTAAACGGGCTCAGTCAAAGATCGTTGCCCCCGATGAAGCCGGCGCCCGGGCTTGGCTGTTCAAGAATGGTTTCACCCGGAAGGAAGCGCAAAGCGCGGTTGACTTCGCAAAAGCGGAAGAAGGGGACGCCCGTACGATTTGGCAACTCGTCCAGGGAGCGACCGCCTACGCGAGGGGGTTCGATTTCATTGACACCCGGATCGATCTAGAGACCCGGGCCGGTAAATTGCTGGACTTGGCCGCCCTTAACTGACAACCGCAACCGCCGGCCGGGGGTTAATTCCCGGCCGGCAACTTTCACTTAAGCTTATGAACATAAAGACCGCTGAATTTATCGCCCGCCATGTAGGCGGCTACCTTACCGCGCAAGAGAACCTCGCGGAAATCATCGCCCTGGATCCCGAAGTCCAGGTTGTGATCAAAACCGGATGCTCACCCCGGCCCATCGTCGCGATCAAAGACTTGGCCGCCACGCTGGCCAGTATCAAGCGCCCGGATTATGTCCGCGAGGTGTTCTTTACTTGCGACGTGATCGATCAGGCTCATGCGACGATTGAAGCCAACCGGGCCGGCCCGCCGCCCGGGATCCTCCCGCACTTGTCCGCCGTCCCGGATGATGTCATGCAGGCGATCCTAATCGCCGCTAAGGACAAGCACCCCACGGACGTAAACGCCCGCCGCGATCATGTCCGGGCTCGCGTGGCCGCCTGGACGGCACAGATCGCCCGGGCCGATCACGCCCAACACACGATCCCGGCCGGCATCGTGGACGCTGGCCAAGCCGCGCTCCTCGCGCTCATCGCCGGAACGCACGCGATTGACACCGCGATCCCGCTCCTTGACCGCGCCGCCGCGCTCTGCACCGAATGCCAACGCCACGCGGCCGCCGGCGTTACTACGGAGGCCCGGGGCTTGGCCGGCGCCGTAGGCTTGATCCGGGAACTAATCCGGGACGCGGCCGGCACGCTCCGCGGCCACGCGTCCAGCGACCAGCCGATCCCGGAGGAGGCCGCCGCCCGCCTCCGCGCTCACGTCCGCCGCGTCATGGATCCCGCCGGCTCAGCGATGGACTTGATCGTCAAGGGCCGGCCCGCCGGCCGGAATGGAGGCGCCAAGTGATCAAGGGCTTCGCCGCGCTCCGCGCAAGCAAGGTGCGAGACCTCACCCCGGAACAGTGCCGGCGCTTGCTCTCCCATCACCACGGCCGGCCGCTGCACCCAATGCGACGCCGCGCTTACTTGCTCAAAAGCTCCGGGCAGAATTGGCCGGACTACTTCCCGGACGCAACGGAAGCCAGCAAGATCCAGGCATGGATCGAAAACGAGTAGAACCCCGCACACCTCACCCCGGCCGGCCGTCCAGGCACTGGATCGCCGGCCGCGCTTGCGTACTGCAGCTAACCCCGGCACAGTCCAGGCCATGAACGCAACCGCCGCCGCCCTGGACGCGGCCGCCCTCGATCCCCTCGTCCAGGCCGCCGCCGTCCAGGCGCCCACAGTCCTTCCGCCGCCAACCGTCCAGCGTGGCCCGGGCATAACGTCCAGCGAACGAGGCCGCGAAATCGGCCGCCTCGGTGGCATCGCAACCGCCGTTAAGGCCGCCGTCGCCAGGGCAACCATCCAGGCACTGGCACCAAGCGATCCTTTCGTCCGCCAAGCTCTGGCCTCCGCACGTATGCACGTAAGAAAACTAAACCGCATGATACGCGAGGAGTCAGACCCGGCCCGCCTGGACAAGTTAGCGTCGGCGCTTTCCAGGGTCAGCGAGATCGAGCGGAAGCTTGCCAACCGCCCGGATCCGGGCCAAGTCCAGCGACGGCCGGAAGCGTCCAGGCCGGCCAATGCGAGCCCGCCGGCGCCCGTGCCAGTCAAGCGACCGGTGCAGGACTAACGGGCGCAAGGACTTGCGCACGCTGATCGGACAATATCAGTTATATTCAATTGGGGCCGATTTCGGCCGGATCCCGCTTAGAGACTTGACGCCTAGCTGCCCCCAGGAACGATTTTTCCGGATCGCCGGCATGGATGCCACGTCCGGCGGGGCTTCCCGTGGCGCCTACTGGCCAGCCCGGGCCGCCGGCTGGCCTCCGCCTGGACGCTCTCACTCTGGAAACCGCCCGCCGGCAGTCCAGGGCCGGCCGGCCGCCTGGACGATGCCAGCGAGGCCGGCGCCTGGACGCCTGGACGGGTGAGAGCGACGGCACCCGGCCGGGGGTGGGGGGTGGGGGGTCAGTGGATGGACGGCGGCGGCGGGGGTGGGGGCGGGGTCCGGGGGGGCCACCCCGCGAACGCGGCCGGGGCCGGTCAGTCTGACACCCTCGTTTTTCCGCGACGGGTTTGGCCCAGGATCTGGCTCAGTCGAGGCGGAGGTTGCGGAGGCGTTTGAGGATGGCGGCGAGGTCTTTGGCGAGGGTATCGCGTTGGTCTTTACGGGTGGCGCGATCGAGGCGTTGGAGTTCAGCGTGGCAATGTTTGCAGTAGCGTTGGCGGGGTGAGCGAGGAGGGTTTGAGTGGCAGCGGGAGCATGTCTTCATCGGTTTTGTGCGTTGTGGAACAATTTTCGATACGGTCTTTCCAACTGGTCCAGTGCGGGTGTTCTGGTTCGGCTGGTGTGGGTGGCGGGGTGGACTGATTGAGGGGAGAGGGCCAGTCGAGGTGAAGGAGCCAGGGGAGCCAGGGGGCGGCGTAGTCGTTGCGTGTAGGGTCGCGGTGGTCGCGGTCGGGGGAGTTGCTGATGAAGCCGCGGACGATGGCGCCGCGATCGATCCAGGGTTGGGCATCGGCGCCGGGGAAGTGGACGGGGACGAAGTTGGGGCGGGGAGAAGGGCCGGCGAGCGGGAGCTCGGGTTGATCAGCAGGGGTAGTCAAGGGAGGCGAGGAGGGATTTTTTGTGATCGAGGAGTTTGGCGCGTTCAGATTTGAGGGCGTCCAGGCGGTCTGGTGAGAGGTTGGAATCTGGCGAGAGCAAGGGGGCGATGAAGGAGAGGCGAGCTTCAACGCGTTTGAGGATTTCGCGGTTGCGGATTTCGGTGGCGACGGAGTTTGAGGCGCGGGATCTTCCGCCGGCTAAACGTGCGGCGAAATTTTTTTCCGGCGAAACGCAATTGATATCCGCCAAGGGGGGAGGGGGGGTCTTATCTGCATCTGCATCTGCATCTGCATGTGTTACATAACGCGTTACATCGTTACGTAACGGCGTTACGGACTTCTTACTGCGGTAAGTCCTTTGTCTCTCGGCGTTTGTGTGGTCCTTGTCGCGATAGTCAAAATAATTTAGGACGATGAAGCCTCCTTGAACGCGAATCATTCTTTTGCCGTCAAATTTCGGGGTTCGGGAGTAAATGTCGGGTGCGGCGAGGCGTTTTAGGGCTTCGAGCCCCTCTTTTTCGTCCATCTTGGCTCGGCTGACGATGGCTGGTCCGGCCGCTTCGATGAGTCCGTAGCTCCCGGCCGGCACCTCAAAACCGGTCTCTTTCAGGGAGTCAGTTTCGAGCTCTTTGCGGGGTTGGGCCAGGCGGTAAGGGCGGGCCATGAGCAGGGCGGTTATGAACAGGTCGCGGGCGGGCTTGTCCGGCCAGATGGAGGAGTCAAGGATCCCGCAATCGAGCTTCACGTAAGGCATAAACTAGAGAGCTTGGTCGCGCTCCCGGCAGTTTGTGAAACCAGATCCCCCTGCGGAGAGCCAGGAGCGCGGCCAAAATCTCGTTTCTGGTTTCACGCTATTGGTTGTGGATCGTTGGGCGCCGCCGGGCAAGCCTTAATCCTCATGGGAATACGTCCACGATCGGAGACTTGTCATTGCAATCGTCCCGGGGAACGACTGGATCGATCTCCCACTCCCGGCCCTCGTAGCGATGCCAGGTGCTCCCGTCGTCGCACAGCGCCATCTGGACAAAGCCGCGCGGCTCTTGAACGCTCGCGATCGCGATCTGAATTATGTTTCTCATGGGAACACGTCAACGATCGGGATCTGCGGCCCTTGCTGGCGCATGATCTCCTTAACGAGACCCTCGGCCCACATGCACGTTTCCAGCGTCACGGGCAGGCCCAGGAAAGGCAGGTATTGGAGCGGGTCAAAGTGCAGGCCGCCGTCCTTGGCCAGCACCAGGCCGGGCGCATAGGTCTTTTGGATCCGGTCCTCGGTGGGCCAGCGGTCGTCAATGGGCTCATTCATGCGATTGCTCCGTAGTAGTTTTCTGCCTGCCTCTGCTGCACCCAACGCAGGCGCGAGTTGACCGAGATAGTCAGGATCTCCACGTTCTGATCGTGGTACCCTTCCCAGGGCCGGATCCGGTTGATCGAAACGTTATTCGCGAATCGGCCGCGGTTCTCCCCCAGGCCCTCATTCCAGAGCCGGGTAAAGGTCTCGAGCGTCAGGTTAAACGCGTGCCCGCGCTCCTTGGCGCGGAATTTGAGCTTGTTGTAAGCGTAGTTGACGGGGTGTGCGGCCTTCCAGCGCCGGCTGTTGCACGCAGAGCAGTAGGGCGAATGAGCGCCCGGAGCCGGCGACTTGCGACAATAGGGCGTGCGGCATTTCATTGCTTGCGGGGTTTGTGTTTCTCGGCTTGCTCCTTGGCGAGTTGGGCCCAGGACTGCAAGGCGCCGGCGTGCGCGATCACGGCGGACCAATGTTTGCGCTTAATGGCTCGCTCGCAGAAGCCCAGGGATTCGAGGGCGTAAGACTGGTAGGAATATTTGTCTTTCATCGGATCAAGTGGGTTATGTCCCGGTCGCATTCCACGCAGTACTTGCGCGGGCCGTGCCAGGTGTGGCCTTCGACGTAATGAGTGATTTCGCCGGTTGTGTAAAAGTAAGCCCGGCCGGACTGCCGCCGGTGTTCGTACCAGCCGGCTAGGGCCTTGCACTTGGGGCAGGGCTCTACCTGGTGCGGTTGCGTGCCTTCGATTATCTGTCTTGCGGTTTTCGGAATGGGACTTGGCATAATCTGAAAACGTCCTCCTCGCTGTTGCACACTTCGACGGCGCCGGTCCGCCGGTCGAGCACCCCGCACCCGTAGGATTGGAGGGTTTTGTTTTGTTTATTGGCGCCGGTGGTGAGGAGTAAATTGGTCTCTTTAGAGCCGGTGCGCACGACAAGCGCAACCCACCAGTTGGCCGGCGTGGTGGCGAAGAAGTCAACGGGAATTCCCGTCGCGGCGTGAACCGCAAACTTGTTTTGCGGGCCCCACATGCTTTGGCCTTTGGCGTTGAGCCGCTTGGTGATCGTGCCGTCCTCCAGCATTTTGCTGAGCGCCCGATCGGCCATACTCACGTTTTCAACGTCCAGGAGGTTTACCTTTTGCTCCTCGAATTTGGGGACAAAAAGGATCTCCACGTCCCCCACTTCTTTGCAGAGCCGGCGGATCGAGCCCGCCACTTGCATCTGTTCGCAGTACGGCCGGAGCCGATCGAGGAGCTCTTGCGCGACGGCGGCCGCTTGCTTAAACGGGTAAACTTGTTCTTCCATAAATTGGCGCCAGGGCCAGCCATCCGGCCGGCACGCGGGGAGGAGAAACAACTCAGGGAACTCCCCCGCCCTTAGAGGCTGGCATTAAATTGGTTTGGCCTCGCTCTTGGCAAAGAGCTCCACGGCCGCCAGCGCGGCCTGGTCGCGATGCTCCATGAGCGGGATCAGGGCCGGCGCCAGTTCTTTTGCGGAGCGGTTCAACATGGCGCGTACTTGCTGCTGTTCTTGACTCGCGGCGCCGTGCCGGTGCGCGACGGAGGTAAAGAGAGTCAGATCGTAGTCGTGCTGGCGCATTTTGATTTGCACCTTGCCCAGGTCGTCGTACAGCGCGTGGCCGGTCTTGTCCATTTTCACGCTCACATGTTGGAGCTCATGATCCAGGAGCGCGGCTTGCTCCTCCGCGGTGGCGTCTTTCCACCAGTCGCCATCCAGAACGATTTCAACCTCCGCCCGGCCGAAAGCGCGTTCTTTGAGGGAAGTCTTACGGGCGATGCCCAGGGCGCGAATGCCATTCTTTTTGAGGGCGAAGCCGATCGGCTCGCCTTTTTCGTCCGTTTCAGCGCGGGCGAAAGCCAGGTCGAGCCTTACGGAGAATTGGTGCAAGGGCTCATGCACTCCGTAGCGGTGGATTAAGGAGAGCGCGAGGCGCTCAACGTCCAGGGGGCAGCGTTCGAAAATAGCCATGGTCCGATTTTTATTCCCTTGCCCCAGGGTTGGCAACAAAAAAGTGTAAATAAGTGATTGACTGCAAGTAAGTGCTTTGATTTTATTGGGCGCATGGCAGCAAAAGCGAACAAACCAAAACAAAAACCCCAAAGCATTTATCTGCGGGATCTCGAGGCTCGCATTGAGCGGTTGCGGCTGTCTTATCCGTGCCCGCCAAGCAAGGCGTCACTGATCCGGCAACTGATCCAGATAGGTCTTGAGCGGTTCGAGAAAGCGAAAGTTTAACTATGCCCAAAATTGCAGCATGGGAAGCCAGCGACGGCACCCTCCACAAGGAACGCAGCGCGTATCAGTCTCATGAGCTCGAGATCCTGCTCAAAGAGACCTTTGACCGTGGCCCAAGTGACGTGACGGTAAGCGCCAAGCTCGAACTTTCGGCGGCCGTGGCCTCCGAGATCGTCACCCAGGCAAAGGCCGTGGTGGCGCTCCTCACCCTCACGGAGACCAGCCGGCCCGGCGGCCGGAAGGCGCTCAAGAAACCCGCAACCCCGAAACCCGAACCCGCAAACGCATGAATGTAACTCGAATTGTTGTTGTAGCCGGCCGCACGTTCAATCATCCCCATGAGCAATACTCGAACCTCCGGCCGTCAGTCACCATTGAGGCGACGCTTGCAGAAGGTGAAGATCCCAAATCGGCTACTCGCGACTTACAGCAAGTTGCTGAAGGCCTGGTCGAAGATCACAAGCAAGGACTCCTCCGCTCTCTCAATGAGCTTTACGAGCTCAGCGAGCGACAAGCGGAAATGCAGGGTCTCCAAAAGCAACTCGCGCAAGCCCAGTCGCGGCTGAACGAGATCCGCCAGGAACACCCCGAACTAACCTTTCCCAAACAAGAACAATCTTGAGCCGTTACCGGATCCACGATTGGGGCTGGCTTTGGCCTATTGGGATCGTGCTCGCGATAGGCGGCGCGATCTTTGGGTTGGCTTATTGCTTCGCTCAAGTGACCATCAGAGAGCATCAGACCGCTTACGGCGCCTGGTGCGAACAGACCGGGATCACCAATTTGACGTTTCAACAGTGGGACTCGCTCCGGTCCGCCGGGGCGCTTTCCAGTATCACGGGAGGCAAATGAACGCACGGAAGGCGCTTGAGGAATACGGCGAGAAATTGATCGGCCGCTCGGTTCTGACTCACCCCTTCGGGGCATGGCCGGGCGGCCGCTGCAAAGTGATCAAGCTCCGGCCGGACTCGGAAAGTCCGGAAATCGTTTTCCAGGTGCGCGGCGAGGACGGGCAAACCTGTCTCGGGAGCTCCACGATTGGAGTTTTCGAGTACGAAGAAATTTTGTTGTTATCATGAACGAAGAACCAAAAACGGCCGAACAAATCAACCTGCCCCAAACCGGGGCGCTAGAACCATTCAGGCCGCGAGAGCTCGGGCCTCGCTCCGAGGAGTTGACCGTCCCTAGCCTCATGGCGATCATCCGGTCGGGAGTCGAGCGCAACATTCCGGCGGAGTCGATCGAGAAGATGGTTGCCATGGTCGAGCGCCAGCAGGACCGCGACGCTGAACGCGACTATGCAGACGCGCTTTTCAAGTTGCAGGACGAATGCCGGCGAGTCGTGGCGCTCAAAGACGTTGACGGAAAGTTTAAGTACGCGCCTTTCCTGGACATTTGGAAGGAAGTCGAGGGGCCGCTCCGTCGCAATCATTTTACGCTGCAATGGGACCAGCGCAACGCGGAGGGCATGGTAACGAAGATCGCCACGCTGCAACACCTCAACGGGCACAAGCGCCAATTCCAGTGGACGATCCGGGTTGGCACCAATGCGCCAGGCACCCCGGCCGGGGCCCAGGCTCCCGTACTGGATGAACAGGCGGACAGCCGGGCCAAGCGCCGCCTCCTCCTGGACGTGCTGAACATCGTCGTTGATAGCACGCAGGACGCGGCCCAGGTCGGGACGGGCGAGACGGTCACAGCCGATAAAGCGGAGGAGCTTTTCCGGCGATGGGCGAACCTCAGCGACAATCAAAAGGCATTTCTGGACATTGCCGGCGTTGACAGCTTCGCGAAAATCCGCGTGATCGATCTGCCCGTGCTGGACCGCGTGATCGCGGCCAAGGAGCGGAGCGTTAAGCGAAAGGGCGCATGAGAGCGGACGATAACTCTGACCCAGTGCCGGTATTTTCCCGGAGAGTTCGGCATGATTGGGACGTAACAGACTGGGAGCTTTTGGGATGGTTCAAATCTCCGATGTCGCTCAGTGAGTGGATTGAGGAAAAAATCGAACCGGCCCCATTCTGGCAAGTTCGTGCCCACCGTTTGCCGTGGCAGACAGTTGGAGAGCCTTGCTTCCAGTTCCTTTTTGTTTTCGACTGGACCCCTGACCTTTTAACCCAAAAGCATCATCCATATTCTATCGAAGTATGAGGATCATTAGGGACATTGAACAGCGGTCTTGGGACTGGTTCCAGATGCGGGCCGGCAAGGTCACGGCCAGCGGGATCGGGAAGCTCATAACGGACAAATTCGCGCTCCGGAAATGGAGCACCGAAATGCCCAACTCCTATCTCCACTTGAAGCTCGCTGAAAAGTGGCGCGGTATCCCCGAGGAGCAGTTTGGAGGAAATCGCCAAACCGATCAGGGAGTGTTTGCAGAGCCCCAGGCGTTCTCCGTGTACTCTGCCCTTCAAGATCGGCCGGTCGAGCGGATCGCTGGCATTGATTCTGAAACCGGTCTTTGGTGCTCCCCTGATGGCTGGTTGCGCCTGGACGTGCCGCCGGACGCTGAGGGCGATGCCGGGCTCGAGCTCAAATGTCCGATGGCGAGTACACATATTGGCTACTTGCTGGCCGGAGTCCTGCCGGAAGAATACGTACTGCAGGTACAGTTTTCGATGTTCGTCACTGGCGCGGCCAAGTGGCACTTTTTCTCTTTCTGCAAAGACTTGCCGGATCTTTTCGTGGAGGTTCAGCGCGACCCGTCCGTAATCGAAGCGATCGAGGTGGCGACTGAGTTATTCCGAGAAAAGTTTGAGGCCGGATGGGTGCGGCTCTGCGATCTTAACGGAGGCCCGCCGCCGCCGCGGGTGCGGGTGGACACGACGAAGCAGAGCTATGCGGACTGGCAAAAGGGGCTCGAGCGCCAGGCGGACGCTAACGCAGGAGTTACCCCGTGAGGAATTGGGATCCCATGGGGATCGGTAGGCCCAAAGGTGTCATTGACTACATTATGCAAACTCAACCTCAATTCGAAGAACAGCAACAGCACGGCCGGATCGTAGCGTTCGCGGCTGAAAACGTCATGCGGCTTCAAGCCGTGGAGATCCAGCCAGGCGAGGATCCAATGGTAGTGATCGGCGGCAAGAATGGGCAGGGCAAGAGCTCGGTGCTCAACTGTATTGAAATGGCGCTCGGTGGCGCGGACTCGATCAGCAAGAAGCCAATCCGCAAGGGCGAGGAGAAAGGCCGGATCGTGGTGGATCTCGGTGACATTATCGTCAAGCGCACCTTCACCAAGGGCGGCGGTACCAACCTGGTTGTCACCAATAAGGACGGAGTGCCCTTCGACAAGCCTCAGACCCTCCTGGACAAACTGATCGGCCGGCTCTCCTTTGACCCTTTGAGCTTCGCTAAGGCTAAGGCGCCCGAACAGAGCAAGACTTTGCGGGAGCTTTGCGGCCTGGACTTCACGGCGATCGATGCCGGTCAGAAAAAGGTGTTCGATGAGCGCACGGAGAACAATCGCAAGGTTGAACGCGCCCAGGCCCGCCTGGTCACGATGCCCGAACATACCGGCGTAACCGGTGAGGAGCAGTCAACGGCCTCGATCCTCGAGGAGCAGGAGAAGGCCAGCACCCAAAACGCCAAAAACCAGCGAGCTCGAATTGAGTTGGTAGAGCTCAAAGACAAGATCGCCAACGTCCAGACCGCAAAAAGGGAGTGGGACGACGAGGTACAGCGGCTAGAGGGCGAACTTGAGAAGGCAAAGAGGCACGTAAAGGACCGCGAGGCACTGATCCAGGCCCTTTACAAACAAATGACGTTGGACGAGGCCAAGCTCGGCGAGTTGAAGGACACCGATCTCTCTCAATTCCGGACGAAGCTAAGCGAATTGGAACGCAACAACGCGAAAATTCGCGAAAACGCGGCCAAGGCGGAGGCTCGCAAAACGTTTAAAGAGCTCCAGGCGAGCTCGGAGGCCATGACTAAGCAGATTGACGCCTTTGAGCGTGAAAAGCGCAAGAAACTGGACAATGCGGCTTATCCCGTGCCTGGTTTGGGGCTGGACGAGGACCGCAACGTCACTTGGGAGGGCCTTCCCTTCGAACAGGCCTCCACTTCGCAGCAATTGCGGGTATCGGTCGCGATCGGGCTCGCGCTCAACAAGAAATTGCCGATCCTTTTGATCCGGCAGGGCTCGGATCTCGATCCGGAGAGCCTTGCCCAGGTCGCGAAGATGGCGGCGGACGCCAAAGCGCAAGTTTGGCTCGAGACCTCGCGCACAGACGCGCCGGCCAGCGTCATTATGGAGGACGGCCGGGCCACAATCCCGGAAATCGAAACCCAAACAATGCCCGGTGAAGCGTGAGCCCCAGTGTGCTTAAGCGGCGGGAAGGGCAAGCCTTGCGAAAGGCCATGCGGATCGGCCTGGACGGCCGGCCGCGAATTTTCGGGCCAAAACCCGGGCCGCGAGGGCCCAAGCCGCGCAAGCTCAATCCAAAAATCGCGCTCCAACGGTGCATTATGCGAAAACTGGACATGGAAATTAACGTCACGCTCGCCACGCTCCGGGGATGATCGCCGAAAGTGTCATAGGCAACTGCCCCAAGTGCTATGCCCGCCTGTCTATGCGGCTGCAACATTACGAAGTTTTCCGCTGTGCGTGCAGGGCCGTGCTCTGGACACTCCGCCCGGAGCGTTACGGCTCGCTCGAGATTTTCCAGCATCCCGGCACGCCGGAAGGAGATCACTGGATCGCGCCGGCCGAAGGCAAACTTTGTGCCCCGGCCGGTCCGCTCCTCCTCACCAAGGGCACGCCGATCGAGGTCACGCTCGAGGAGTGCGCCCGCGCTGAACAGGTCGGCCGCTCCCGCCGCGACCAGTCTCGCGCCCAGGGCTTCACCCAACGGCGAGGCATTGACGGCAGTAACGAAGCCAATTGTTTGCGCCTGGACATTATAGGCGCCTTGGGCGAGCTCGCCTTTGCGAAGGGCGCCGGCCTGGAATGGCCCGCCTCCGTCAATGCTCCAAAGCACGCGCCGGACGTGTTACCAGACTGGCAGGTAAAAACCACAGACCGGCGCTCCGGAAAGCTGATAGTCCGCCGCGACGACAACTCCGCTCACAAGTTCGCCTTAATGATTTCGCTGAGCGATACCCTCCTCACCTTTGGGGGGTGGATGCTGGCCGGCGAGGCCATGACTCACCAAGACTGTTGGGAGGATCTTAATAACGGCCGCGAAAAGGTGTTCGCAATCCCTCAATCCCTCCTCTACGGCTGAACCTATGAGAGAAAGAATCTATCCCGCCTGGATCCCGTGCGCCGCCTGCGGGAATTTCTATTGCTCAATCCACCAAATGCACGCGCACGACTGCCCGTGCCCGCCGATCGAGGACTGGCGCGAGGTGGATCCTTACTCGGACGGCGGCAAACCGATCCCCGGCTACGACTATGGCAACGCGAAATTGGACAGCAAGCGATCTGGTGAAGCAGCTAAAGAGGCAACCCAAAGCCGCCGGCGGACCAGACGACGCCGAAACTAGCCGGCTCCGCTCCATCCACGGCGGGCCGGCGCATCCCAAGGTAAGGGAGTCGGACAACGCGATCACTGGTCGCGAAAAGGTGATCGTGGCCTTCTTCCTTTCTCACGATCTGCCCCCGCCCTTGTTCGAATGGTACTTTCACCCTACCCGGCAATGGCGCTTTGACGTGGCTTGGCCGGAGCAAAGGATTGCGCTCGAAGTCCAAGGCGGAATATGGGAACAGGGCCGGCACACTCGCGGCGCCGCGCTCCTCAAGGAATGGGAGAAGCTGAATGCGGCTGCCGGCCTTGGATGGCGCGTGCTGTTCTGTCAGCCGGCCGATCTGCTTACAAAGGAAACCGCTCTCGCCATTTGGCAGGCGCTCAAGTGGGCGGATAAATCGTAGCCATGGACCCCGTTTCGAAGAAATTCCAGGGGCTGATTTTGTCCGGCCGAATCGCGGTGTTGAACACGTCCAGGCCGGATTTGGTGTAAAACATATCGGCGAGGGCGGAGCAAAACTCTCGCGCTGGATTGGAGGGCATCTTGCCTTTTTTCGGAAACTTGAACTCGAACAGGCCTTTGAAATCGTACTGGTCCCCCTTCGCCTCCGCGTTGAACCAGGTCATGCCGGCGGCGACGTTGAGCGCCTGCTTTGGCCGGCGGACGTATTTGAGGTACTTGTCGTTTCTCAAGAGCCAGAGGTTTACTCCCTCCTGCCTCGCGCCGATGGATTCCCCGTTGCCAATGTAAACCTCTATATGAGAGAGCGGACCGGTGAACAGGCCGATCAGGATCCCGGCGAGGCTGGACGGCCGGTAAAGGAGCGCGTCCCCAGGTTGAAGTATGGCCGGGTCGATCACGGGCTTTTAATTGTCACGGTACCATCTGTGCCAACGGTGATCGTGCAATTGGTCTGTGCCTGGACGCCAACGCGGGTGTACTTCACGTTGCCGTAAGGGTGGGTTGCCTGAATGTTGATAATCGCGGGATCCTTCGCCGCGGCTTCAATGATTTTGGCCATGTTGGTTGAGGAGCAACCGCAAAGGCCCAAAAGGGCAATTAGCGATAGTTTTTTCATTCGGTCAATCTTGTGACGATCTTACGTTCGGAGCAAGGCTCGCTTTGGCCGGTGAGCGGCTGACAGGGAAGCCGGCCGATCACTTCCTCGATCCGCTTCAAACTGCCGCGCAACTCCGTGAGCTCCCCGCGCAACCACCAGATCCCGGAAATGAGCGGCGCCATGACGGCAACTCCCGTGCCGATCGAAACGTGCGTCGCGGCGTCAAGGGTCTGCGAAGTGATCGCGCCCAGGGCATGGCTCGCGGCGACAACTGCGATCGGGCTGAACGCAAAGACAACCAGTTTTGATCGTGGGCGAAGGTGCATCATGGGATTTGATTTTCACGCCTTGGCCTTTTTCCAGATCAACTCGATCAGACCCGCCAACATAAGGCCCATGGCCAGCACGTTGCCGCGGTGATCGGGAAGAATATCAGGGTATTGCTTTACTCCCCAAGCCGTCGCCAGAAAGACGATTCCCTTCCAAGTGCCGCCGTCCAGTAACCAGCCTTTAAGTTTGGCGTTCATTCAGTCGAACAGGGGTTCGGGCATTGGCATTGCGCGAGGAGGGGTAGTCGCCAGCACGGTGATCGCGTCCAGCAGAAACCCGGTTCTGGTGCTACCAACACCAGCCGTTATTGTCGTCGCTCCTGCTGGACAAATCCAAGTCTGCGTGACGGTCTCCCAGTGGCCGAATACCCATCTGGCATAAGGCACGATCGCGGAGGCGGTCAGGGTTGCGCCGGGGATCGAGACCGTTGGAGCCACGTAAAGGCCGCTCATATCGTCCACGTAATAGCTGACGCTCACGGTGATCGCGGTCGCGGGCGAGGAGAGCGTGACGGTCGCGGAGCCAGCGTCGGCCAGATCCCAAAAGCCTTGGGTGTTCATCACGCCATCAAACCAGCCGTCGCTGAAAATGCCGGGATGCAGCGTCAACCACGCGGGCACGGTGTCAGTGTCGAAGGTACATTGCTGAGCCGAAGCGCACAGCGCCAAGGTCAGGCCGATGAGGGAGAGGAGTCTTTTCATTAGTGGTTTTTCCAAGCTGGAATTGAGAAAGCCGTGCCGCTATTGGTGAACCAAACCCAAGCATCGGGAACAGTTACTCCAATGGTTACGCTGGTTGGGGCTTGGTTGGTGGGCAGGTTGGATATTGAGTTAGTGACCGCAAGTGTGCCTGACAGCCACGCATTGCTCGCCAGCAAAGAGCCGTTGTAAGTCGCTGAGGAGCTATTGCCTATCTCTAGCACACCCACTGCCGCCCGGCTTAGATTGAGGTCTTTAGCCCCATCGCCGTCTGAGGAGGCGGCCCAGTAAATTAGACCTGCTTGGCGCTGACTGATGTACACGTTTCCGGCGTCCAGTGTGATGCTCGACAATCCCGGTCGGCTCCAGCCGAAATGAGACTTTGCGTAGCTAGTCGTTAGCTGGACTTGACCATTGGCTGTAAAAATATCCAGTGCCCCAACATTCAACGGAGCACTATCAAGAACATTGCCGCCTACGACAACTCCGTTATTTGTCCTGTTCACCGAAAACGCCATCATACCGTTGGTCCCATCCACCTGAAACACGTTGCTGGTTCCCACAACTCCCGGACCAGCGTAAAACGACTTGATGATCGTGACGTTGCTTGCCGTCGCGTTGGAGGGGACTACGTTGGTCGTCCACGGGCTGCGGATCACGGGAGATTGACCGTTGCAGACTTCGGCCAGCAGCAGGCAGGCCAGTGAGAGAATTTTTGTGAGTTTCATTTTAAGCAATCAGTTGGAGCCAACCCGTGTTTCCTACGCCCGTATCTTTGACCCAAAAGCCTTTGGCAGTGGTGTCAAAATACGTCTGTCCCGGCGATCCCACTTGAACACCCTCGGGAGATCCCGCCCCGGAAAGTCCGGACCCACTACTAGCCGCAATGGTCAATGTGTTGCCAGCGGGTGTGATTGTGATGTTAGCGCCCGCCGCCAGCAGAACAGCCGCCGTCAACCCGTTAAGGCTCGTGACGCCTCCTCCTCCTCCTCCGCCCCCCCCGTCGCACAGAAGTTGGAGAAGCGCGATCTTGAGGTTGCGCGAGTCCAGGTTGTAGTAACCGTTGGCGGCCGCTTGGGCCAAAAGGGTTTTTGCGTCGCAGGCCATTTGATCAAGGGAGTTGGGCGCAAAGGTGCGCGTCTATTGCGTCATCAAGTTGCTCATTGCTGTACGACTGGAAAGCTACCCCTTCCGCCATGACCTGGCCAGCCGTCTTGCCCCCCAGTGAGTTGCTGAGGAAACCACAGATCGCGAGCACGATGCTGCGATCGTCCAGATTGGTTAGGCCGTTAGCTGCCGCCTCAGCCATCAGCGTTTCAGCGTCGCAGGCCATAGGGTGGATTATGCTCCGGCCGCTTTTTGGAGGAGGTACTCGACTAGAAACTCCATGCGGGCGAGGACGGGATCCGTCACATTGATCAGGGTCGTTACCGCGCTGATCTGTGCGCTCAACGTCGCTGGCGCTCCCGCCGTGTTCCTGGCCGTGTTCCATTCGAGCCCCAGGCGGACCGCTACCAAGTCCGGATCATCGATCCAGCCGGCCGCGACCGTCGCGTCCTGGACAAGTTGATTAAAGTTGGCCGTGTAGTCCGTCTGGTTGGCCTGGCCCTTTAGCTGCCAAATCTTGGCGAGGAGGAAAAGGCATCGCTGCATTTTCGGATCGATCGTCCCCAGTTTGTATCCCGCACTGAGCGGGGTCAATTGGGCCGCGGTGGGCAAAGTGACTTTAGCTGCCATAAAATTAAGCCATTTCTTCCGGCTGGCCCGGAGGCTCGCCGCCGCCCATGCCCATACCAGGCGTGCTCTGGACGGAGTTGCGAAGGTCTTTTTTCCAGTCGGGCATATCGCCTTCCGCTCCGGCGACGTGTTCAACTTCGATTCCCCCTTGAGCGTCCTTGCCCACAACTCGGAGGTTCAACATATCGCCCGGCTTCAAGGCCTCAGAGCCCGGGAAGTCCGGAGGCAGGAAAAAGGTATCTTCACGGCCGCCGGCATCTTCGTGGCCGCCCTCGCTCATGGTTTCGCCGGTGGGCTTGCCGCCGCCGGCGCCTGCTTCCAGGTCCGCTCCGGCTCCGGCGCCGCCGCCTCCGCTATAGTCGGGCATAAGGTTCTTTAGTTCGGTCCGGGCCAGCCCGGCCTGCATCCAGGCCGGCCCTGAACCGTAGTTTTAGCCCAAGTCCTCGAGCGTGCTGTTGGGATCACAGAACGCGTTATAAGGCAACAGGCTCTGGTAGCTGACATTCGGATTCCAGGTTCCCTGCGGCACGGCGACCGGCACGTCAGTAACGCCCTGCGGTTCGCGAGCGTGGAGAATGACGCACTCGAGCTCCGGCCGGGTGTTGCGGATACCGGCCTCGAAGTCGGCGAGGAAGTACCCCTTGTTGCGGACGGGGTTTTCCATGGAGCAAGCCGCGCCGGTGTTCGGGTCGAAGGCCTGCAAAAAGGCATCGTTGATCCAGGTCCATTTTCCCCACAAGTCGCGAGAGCCAAACTTTAGCTGCGGGTGGATGGAGGGGATCTCGCCAACGTAAATCTCGCGGGCCAGCCGGTGAGGCATAACCGAGATTTGGTAGGGCGCGTTTTCGTACTGCGGATCCACCACGGGAGTAAGCCCGATCGTGGCCGGCTTGTTCTGGAAGGGCCAGACGCGCTGCAAATTCCCGCTGCCGGTGTGGTAGAACCGGGGAGGGTAAGGGTTGATCGTGAGGAGGAAATTCCCAACGCCCATCATGGCGCCGTACTGGAAAAATTTCCCGCCCTTTTCGAAGTCGGCCGCGTCGTACATCGCCGCGAGGGCCGGGTTGCCGTTGGCGAGCTCGTAGGCCGTCTGCAAATCGGTGAACAGCTTATACTTGCCGGCGGGCACCCACTGCCCATCAAAATAGCCGTTATACATGAGCGGAGGGATCCGCCGCATGAGGTAGGGCATTTGGAGCTTGGAGGTCGGGAGGGCCGCCGCGCTGCCCAGGGCGACCTGGTTAAGGCCGCCGGTGAACATGCCGGCCGTAACCGTTACCTGCGTGTCATTGGCGCCGCAAATGAAGATCACTTGCGCTCCCAGGACTTGCTGGTACTTCAGCCAATCGCTCTGGACGTACTCCGGCACTTTCATCAGGCCTTTCCAAATGGCCTCGATCTGTGCCTCCGCTTCTTCGACGTGGCGGATCTGGTCCAGGCAGAGAATTCGCGTTTTCCAGCGGCGGCGGAATTTCCCGAAGCTGGCCCGGGTGCTGCCCCAGTCAATTTGCCTGGTCTGAGGGTCGCAAATATTCATCGCGCAAGCGTCGGCGTTCATCTGATCCCAGTCGCCGGCGTCATTGGGCATCGCTACGTGAATGCGATCCCATGTGTGTTGCGTGCCCGTAAAGCTGTCCCAGGTTTTATTCTGGTAGAGCGAGAGGTAAGGCACATCGCGAGGAAACATGTCCTCGACGAAATCACGCATGAAATTAGGGGTTCGCCGCGCCAGATACGCCGAAAATTTGTTACAGTCGATCGCCACAGTACGGGTCTTTCTTTGCCGCCAAATGCGGCCGGGTTTATGGTTTTAGTGCTACTGAGGGGCCGAATCTCTTACTGGCCAGCACTCGCCGAGGGGATCGGCTTACACCCGTTGCGGTTCGCGAGTCCGCTTGTCACGCTGGCGGAGCTGTACGCCCGGCGCCAGAAATCACCAAGATAAAAAAGTACTTGAGTTGCGGACGCAAAGGCGCGTATAACGGCCGCCTATGGCAAAAACTGAACTCACAGATCACAAAGTCAACGGACTAAATGAAGTCCTGCAAATCAGCGTATTGGATGAACCGGGCCAAGGCGGCGCGTGTCACCAATACGCAATAGACGTGATGGTCCCGCCCGGCGGACCGTTGCAACTCACTGGCCAACCTGGCCGCCCGGAAGTTACCGGCCGTTGGGCGATCGACTTCCAAAACGGCCCAATCCAGGAGGCCGGCGTAAACGGAGTCAGCAACGAGGCGCTCCTCGCGATCGTCCTGCATCGCCTGCGCTCCTTCCAGGCCGGGCCGTTTAGCTGCCGCGAAAACGCGATCGCGCTGACCAACATCGAAGAAGGCCTTATGTGGCTCCAAAAGCGGACGCGAGACCGGATTGCTCGAGGAGTCGAAGGCACTAACGCGAAGTGAAGTTTTCGGACACATTAGCCGGAAGGCTTAAAGCTTGGCGCGGGAGTCGCACTCAGAAAGAGGCGGCTTCCGCGCTCAATGTTTCCGTGCGGACTTATCAGGGTTGGGAGAGCGGCCGGCACTCGCCCGCGGCGATCTGCCTGGCCTGCGTTGAAAAGCGGATCGAAACCTCACCATGAAAATCTTAGAGCTCACGATCAAGCTGGAGGAGGAGAATAGATTTTTTCGGGTCGTGAGGCAGATCCCCCAAGTGGAGTACGACAGGGTTCCGCTGACTATGCGCGGGGATTTTTGGGAGCATGAAGTAGATCAGTTAGAGGCCGCGCTTGAAGTAGAAAGAGCGAAGTGGATTAAGGAGCAATGAGCCAACGCGTTTACATTCAACTCGGGAAGGCGGGCCAAGCCGAGCGGTATTTCTGGAGCAAAGTCACCAGAAAGGACTCCGGCTGTTGGGAGTGGGATGGTCCGTTTTGCCGCCCTCCGGTTTATCCTTACGGAAGATTCAAGCATTCCGGGAAAGAGAAAAAGGCTCACCGGGTTTGTTGGGAAATCGTGTTCGGGCCGATCCCTAAAGGTCTTTGGGTTTTGCACAAGTGCGACAATCCGAAGTGCGTTTCACTGTTTCACATTTACGTTGGAACTCCGAAGCGTAACACTGCCGATATGCTGGAAAGGCATCGCCGCCCCGACCACCGAGGGCCGAACCAGCGAGGTAACGGCGAGGAACACCCAAACCATAAATTGACAGCAACTCAGGTTGCCGAAATTCGAGCCTCTGAACTGAGCCAGCGGCAACTTGCCTCCGAATACGGAGTGTCGAAACCCACAATCCAAGCGATCCTCAAAGGGGAGACCTGGAAGCATGTCTAATCAGCGCATTTATATCCAGCTTGGAAAAGCAGGCGATGTAATAAATTTACTCCCCTTGCTCTACCTGGACGCCCAGGAGGGCAAGCGGGCCGCGTTCATGGTCGCGAAGGACTACGGCTCGATCCTCGAGGGCTGCTCTTACCTGGATCCCATCATTTTTGACGGGCATCCCTACGAACTGGATCGAGCGGTCCTCCTCGCCAAGTCCCGCTCCGATGATGTTAAGTGCTGCCAGATCAACGGGCCGCCTGAACTGGTCAAAAAGTTTTCCTATGAGCCCGCCGGCTATGACAAGGCCCGCACGGGCTCATTTCTCAAAGAGAGTTGGAACATTGCCGGACGCCTCGCGGATTGGGCCGCACAGCCGCCGCTGGTCTTTGACCGGCGCAACCCGGAGCGCGAGGCCGCGCTTGTGGATTCCGTGATCGCGAGGGGTCGCGAGCCGATCCTTGTCGCCACCGGCGGCCAGACTTCCCCCTTCCCTTACCTGGATCTCCTCCTGGAACTCCTCCGCCTGCGTTTCCTCCGGCGCCGGCCCGTGATCGACTTGGGCAAGGTGGAAGCTGAGAAAATTTACGATCTGCTTGGCCTGTTCGAGAAAGCTCATTGCCTGGTTGCAACGGACTCCGCTCCGCTCCAATTGGCCCGGGCCTGCGAGGTTCCAGTTGTGGCCCTGGTGAACGATCGGCCGCTGCTCTGGAATGGCAGCGACTGGCGGCCCAATCACGTTTGCCATATCCGTTACCGGGACTTCCCCCGGCGAGCAATTGAAATGCTCGCGGCCATTGAGGGCATTGGGGATCCCGGATTTGTGAAGCCGGTAGGCCGGAAAATAATTCACGCTTGGAGCGGCTACGAGGAGAGCGAGGCCAACAAAGACCGGAGAGCCCAGGCGGTTGCTACTTGGGAGCCGCTTTACCGTGACGGCCGCTGGTGGAGTACGTGTATTGAGGTTGGCGCCCTTGGGAAGGATTCCCGCTATAGCGACCTTGGGGACACTCAGCGTTACCCGTTTGTCCGCGACGTGATCCGCCTGGCCTGCGAGCGGGCGGACGCGGACGATCTGATCTGCCTCACCCGCTGCGATACTGCTTTCGTCCATAGCCTCACCCCGCGCCTGTTGAGTGACGCGCCCTGCTGGTCTCACCGGATTTTGAGAGCGACCGGCGAGGACGATAATGGGCACACTTTTCACCCGGCCGTTGACCTGTTCTGTTTTTCTAAAGCCTGGTGGATCGAGAACCAAGGCGAGTATCCGGCCGGCATGGTGCTTGGCCTGGATCACCACTGGTACCGGATTCTATTGGAGATCATGAGGCTCCGTGGCGGCCGCGAGCTCCGGGAGGCCGTCTGGCGCGATCACCCCAAAGAGACAAAGGCCAAAGACGCCCCCAAATATGTTGGGCACAATGAGAAGCTCGCCAAAGACTGGCTGAGCTTCCGTCAAATCTCGTCCCTTTATCCCAAGGTGACAGAGCAGGCGGAGCGCGTCCCGCTTAACCGGCTGGCGCTTTATTCGTTTGGCTATAACCCCTCGATCATCCGGCACAAGGGCCGCGTGCTCATGGCGTACCGGTACCACCCGGAAGAAACTCCGGCGACCGCGCTCGCCATTGCTGAGCTTGACGAAAAGTTTAATGTCACCAGCAACCAGACGATCCGCGCTGAACATGCCGGCTTCCGGAGCGTGGAGGATCCCCGCCTGTTCGAACACAACGGCCAGCTTTGGATTTCCTACGTTGTCAGCACGTGGCCGGAGACTCCGCCGCGGTGCGCGGTTCGGTTCGGTCGCCTGGCGGAGGGTTCGGCCTGGACCATCGAGGGCGCTACTCAGCCAGCGATCGGTAAAAATGACGGCTCCGCGATGGAGAAAAACTGGATCTTTTACGAGACGGCCGGCCGGCTCAATTGCGTTTATGAAGTGGCCCCGACTTTGCGCCGTTGGGTTCTGGTCGATAAAAACTGGTCGGAGCTCACGCCCAGGAAAGGGCAGAGGCCTTGGCGTTGGGGCCCCATCCATGGCGGCACCGTGCCGATCCCGTTGGGCAACAGTGGCCAGTCAATTTCCTTCTTTCATTCAAAGCTGGTGAATGAGCCGCTGCCCGTGCGCTGGCGCTACTACGTTGGGGCTCGCATCATCCAGGACGAGGAGACGATGCGGATCAGCAAGCCGCTACTCATTGGGAGCGAGGAGGACAACACGAGCGGGATTGACCGGACCTCCTGCACCCATCGCAAGCCGAATGTGGTTTTCCCCGGCGGCGCCATTGCCTGCGAGGGCGGCTGGATCCTGTCGGTCGGGATCAATGATTGTTGCTGCGCCCTGGTCAAAATCCCCTCGACACTGCCCGATTTTCTATGAGTAAAGTCTTTGCCCAAATTGAGGAAATTGTCCCCACGCTCAACGGCTGGTGTTCGGTGGAGAAGGCTACCGCCCTGGCGGCGGCCGTCTTTGCGCTCCGGCCACGGGTTTGCGTGGAGATCGGAGTCCTGGCCGGTCGGTCGCTAATCCCGGTCGCGCTGGCCTTGCGCGAGCTCGGGTGCGGCTGCGTGATTGGAATTGACCCTTGGGACGCTCACGCCTCGATCCAGGGCCAGACCGGAAAGGATCTGGACTTCTGGAAACAGCAATCGATCCATGACTCCACCTATGTTGAGCTACAGAGTCGCATTTCGAATTTGGGGCTTGGCTCCGTGACGCGGATTGTCCGGCTCACGTCTGACGGGGCCCAGGTTCCGCCCACGATCGATCTCCTGCACCTCGACGGCAACCACAGCGACCAGGCCGTCAAAGACGTGCAACGGTTCGGGCCGGCCGTGAGGGTTGGGGGGCTGCTGTTCGCGGACGATTTGAACTGGACCGGCGGCGGAGTGCTGCGGGCCGTGGCCAAATTAAAAACAATGGGCTTTATCGAGCTCTACCGCCTCGACACTGGGGCAATGTTCCAACGGGTCTCATGAGATTGCGAAAATCTATTCGAAGAACGGCAAGGCTGCACAAGGAGTACGATCGAAAGGGACGCCGACAGCATCACCCGGCAGCAACTTGGGCCGAGAAAATGAACACGCTTAAGGATCCATCATGGGGAAGTGGCTACCATTCCTGCCGCTGTTCGGCTTGCGCTCGCTTTCGCTGCTACAATAACCGCCGACTGCTCAACGATCTATTAAAGGGCTTCGTCATGCTCTTAGACCCATGCACCTAACCATTGTTTGGCTCACGGCGCGGCGCGAGGGGTGTTGGAATTGGTTTGTCCAGAGCCTGAACCGCGAGGCCGGCACCATGCTCGACAAGATCCGCGTGGTGCGAGTGGACTTTCATGCTACGGTTCCCATGCGGCGGACCTGGATCACCACTCCTCCCAAGCCCACAGTCTGGCAAGGCCCTTACCGGTTGACCAAAAATAACTACTTCGCCGCGAGTAACGCGAGGAACACCGGTATTTGCTTCGCAAAGGACGGTTGGATCGCTTTTGTGGACGATCTGAGCGTGCTCATGCCTGGCTGGCTTACGGCCGTCCGGCGGGCAATGCGCGGCAATTACATTGTGTGTGGCGCCTTCCGCAAGGTGCTTAACTTAAAAGTGAAGATGCCCGGCGCCGTGCCGGTCTTTGACGATCACCCCGCCGGCCATGATAGCCGTTGGGAGAAGGGAGTTGCCGGGCCCAGGGATTGCCCCTCCAATTGGCTTTTTGGGTGCTCGGTCGCTGGCCCGGTTGACGCCTGGCTCAAAATCAACGGCTGGCCGGAGATTTGCGACTCCACCGGCGTTGGCTGCGAGGACTGCCTTACGGGCGAGGCCTTGTCCCGGACCGGGCATAAGCTCTATTACGATCAGACCATGTTGACGCTCGAGAGCGAGGAGGGGCACCACAAAGAAAAGCCCATGCTCCGGCTGGACAAGGGGGAGATCGGGACGCCAAACTCAAAGTCTCATGCTCTGGTGCGCACGCTCAACGGTTGCAAATGGTTCCATAACGATTTTGGAGAATTCCCGGACCTCGCCGCGTTGCGCAAGCACGTCCTCAAGGGCGGAGACTTCCCAGTCTTGCAGACGCCCGCTGCGGATTGGTTCGACGGCCAGAAGTTGAGCGAGCTATGAACCTTTGCAGAAGCTGTAAATTCTGGTCGCGCAATGCCCACTTCGTAGGGATGGGGGCTTGCGTCAACCAGTACGCACTTTTGAGAGTTAATCCCAACACCGGGATCCCTTTGATTACTGCCCAGGATTTTGGCTGCATTCTGCATGAAGAAGGGCCGGGGCTGGCGAGCCTTCAAAGTCCGGAGGAACAAGACCGAATTCTCAGCGAGTTTTATCGCTCTCAGCATCCATTCCCGCTCGTATGATTTGCTCCGTTATCATCCCCACTCGGAAGCGGCCCTCGCGCCTGCTGGCGTGCGTGGAGTCAGTCTGGAAAACAGTAAAGGACCGCGCCCAGGTGGAAATAATTGTCCGGATGAGCCGTGACGATGAGGCGAGCCAAAAGGTTATTCCCAAACTCACAGAGCTTGGCTGCCTGGTCATTGTCGGCCAAGTCCTGGACCGCTACGACTTGCACAATCAGGCCATTGACGAGGCCGTTGCCAAATCTTCCGGGCAGTGGACCTTTGGCCTCCCGGATGATTCCGTGATCCTTGGCCCGTGCGATTGGGTTGCCCAGTTGGCCGGCACGCCGGCAAAAACCTTCGTCATTCCAGGCATCCACGAAAACGGCGGCTCTTGTTACGCTCACGATGCAGCGTGCGGAGTGTTCGCGGCGCCGGTCCGCTGTTGGGAGCCTTACGTTGGGCTTCCGGTTCCGCTGCCGCCAGACACCGGGATCCGGATGGCCCTCTTGGGCAACGGCTGGAAATATAATTGGTTTGAGGGCCTCACTTACCACCATTTCAACGAGCCTCACGTATGACTTCAAAAACCCTTTTCCTGAAACAAAAAGAGCTCTGCGAGCAACTCTCCGCCGTGGTGCATACTGACTGGTTCAAGCAATGCCTGGTATTCGTCAAGGGAGAGCTCATGGAGCAAGGAGGCATCAGCACCGAAATGCTCCGCGGTGCGCAAATGTTCGAGCAAGCCCTCTTGGAATTCACCGATGAGGAGCCGGACCCCGGCCAATTCCCAAGCACTGGGATTAAACACGATTTGGACGTAAAGCCGCGCTACGGTAAAACGACAACCAGTAAAAGCCCATGATTCTACACGATCCCGCCCCAAGTGCCGGCGGAGGAGGCGCCGCCGCCCCGGCCGCCCCGGCCGCTCCTGCTGCCCCTGCCGCCGCTCCGGCCGCCCCAAGTGCCGCGCCCGCCCAACCTCCCTCCGGGGTACCTGCAGGTACTCCAGCCGCCGGCGGAGAACCAAACCCCTTTGACGCGATCGACAAGCGGATCGCGGACCGGCGGAAGGCCGCCCGCGAGGAGGGCACTCCGCCTGGTGACAAACCTCCCGGGGATGCACCCCCAGGAGACAAGCCTCCGGAGGGAGGCGGGGACGGGACACCCCCGCCGGCCGATAAAGGAGTAAAGAACCTGCGCGGCCAACTGGAAAAGACAACCGCTGAGCTCACCGAGACAAAGACAAAAATGTCCACTCTCGAGGCCAAGATCAAAGAGTACGAGGCCACGGGGAAGGACATTACCAAGCTTTCGGAGCAACTCGCGGCCCGGGACAAGGAGCGCGAGGCGCTACAGGCAGAGCTCCGCGCCCTCAAGCACGAATCTTCGCCGGAGTTTAAGAAGCAGTACGAGAAGCCTTTCAATGACGCGGCTGAGGAAACCCGCGACCTGATCACACAGCTAACCACTGTTGAGGCCATGGGGGATAATGGGGAAATCGTTACCGCCCGTCCGGCGACGTGGGATGATTTCGTTTCGATCTTCACCCTCCCTTACGGCGCCGCCTACGGCCAAGCCAAAAAGCTTTTCGGCGAGCAGGCCGGGATCGTGATGCAGCAATACGTCACGCTCCAGAGCCTGAAAAGGAACAAGGACCGCGCCCTCCAGGATGAGCGAGCGAACTTCAAGCAGCGCGAGGAGCAAGAGGCCGCCCGGCGGACCGGGGAGATCGAGGTTATCAAATCCACCGTCCACAAGGTAAGGCAAGAAGTGATCGAGGCCGGAGGAGACAGCTACGCTCCGGACCCCAAAGACCAAGAGGAGCAATCGATCGCCACGGAGGCCGATACTCTTTTCGACGCGAAGCCAACCACGCTGCAACAGCGAATTGTGAAAGACGCTCACGTCAGGGCCAAGCTGCGTGGCTACTACCTCGCCCAGCATCGACTCGGCAAGGCCCAGGCGCGGATCAAGGAATTGGAATCGGCCGTTGCTGCGTTGAAGGGTAACGGCCCGGGACCAGGCCGCCGGCAAACCGGTTCGGATGGAGCGCCAGAACAAGGGTGGAGGCAAGAGCTCCGAAAAGAGCTAACTTGATTTCGCGAGCCTTCTTCGAATCGGCTCAGGGGGCAAGTTGCGTGCTTTGGCTGGCTCGTGAAACTGGGATCCGGAGCACTAGCATAGCGGTCGATCCGCCGGCCGAATGCCCCTAGCGGACCCCCGGAGGCGAGGTGTTATCGCGCTTCCGGGGTGTTTTTCCAGAGCAGCTCCACGCGACGACATAACGTAACGCGGCTGCCTGGTGATGGGTACCAGTGACGACATAACGTAACAAATGACCTGGTTGGAGAGAGAGCGCCGTTTTCAATGGGCCCAGGCAAACCCGGACAAGGTTCGCCGGTCGAACCGGGACTACCGCCGGCACAATCAGAAGCGCACCAATGCCCAGGCGGCCGCGAGGATGCGAAGGCTACGGGCTAGGCGTCGCCGCCGTCCTGTCTAACCCCATGGCCTGCCGGACGCGCCTGTATTCGATCGCCTGCTGGCGGAGTGCGTTCTTGTAGGTCTGGCGGCCCCGGTCGTCCAGGGACTGAATAAAGAGCTTCTCGATCACTCGGTTATGGGTTGCCAGTGGTTTGATCCCGCTAACGCTGGTCGGGTTAAACGCGTTCAAAATCTCATGGAGCCGCTTGAGCTTAGCCTCCCGGTTGGGCTCGTTCTGGACCAAATTGCGAACCTCGTTCGCCGCGCTCTGCATATCGTTGCGCTCAATCGCGGCCCGGAGCGGCTTGTAAATGGACTCGCCAAAAATCTGCGTTTCCCGCCGCTGGTACTCTTTCTGGATCTGCGGGTTGGCAGATTTGGCCATGAAGTTGCGGGCCATATCCTGGACCTGCTTGCGCGGCGTGAAGGGCGCGGAGCCGGCGCCGGCGGACCCCAGGACGGATTGCACGGCGCCCTCTTTCCATCGCTGGAAGGGGATCGGCACAAGCCATTGCGTGAGATCCTCTAACTGCTGTATGGAAGTGCGCTTGATTCCGCGATCGTCGCGCCTGGTGATAACCTCTGTGGCCGCGCGGGTGATGGGGGAAAGGCGGTTGTAAAAGAATGTGCGCGGGTCAGTCCAAAGGTGCGCCACGTCGCCCAGGACGGTCCGGAGCCGGTACTCGCGATCCTTGTAGATAACACTGAACGGCTTATTCCAGTGCGGGTCTCCGTCGAGCATCTGGTTGGCTATCCGTGCGCCTACGTAGAGAGTCGCGCCCATGAGCGCCAGGGCAACCTGTTGCTCGCGGCCGTAGGGCTTGAGGGCCTGCCCCACAAATCGGGAGCGGGCCTCGAGAAAGTCAGGAGCCAGGAGCGAGAGCCGGAGGAAATCTTGGAGCGTTGGGTTGCGGCCCATCTGGCGGTAATTGAGCTCACCAAAAGCCGCGTTGGCCTCGCGAGCGGTCAAGGCCTGGATCTGGTCGTCGCTGATCCGGCCGTCCGCGATCTCCTTCGCATAGGTCTTGCGATTGCGTTCGAGCGCGTCGAGGGCCATCGACATTTTGAGGCGCGGAATGTAGTCCCGGAAAAGGAAATCGTTGAACCAGACTTGTGTATGTCCCAGGCCGGGGATCTTCCCAACCAAACCGCCGCCGGAGAGCCCTTCGCTGAAAAGCTCCTGGAAACGAGGATCGGAAACCATGAGCCCGTGACGGACCAGTCCCCATTGTTTGGGATCAGCAAAGTCGATCTTGGTGGTGTTCGCCGGATTGATCCGGTGAAAGAAGCCATGCAACCCCTCCTGGTCCAGGTGGAATACCGAGAGCGAAAGCTTGGTCTGTTTGGCAAAGGCGGAGAGCTTGAGCGCGGCCTTAGTGATCCCGTATTCCTGCAAGCGTGACTTGGTGAGCACGTTGCGGAGGTGGTTGTAAATGTCCGGATGGACAACCATGTCTCCCTGGACAAAGACGGGAGCGCCGGGAATGCCCTCAGTAATATCCGTGGTGAGGTCGCCCAGTCGCGCCAATTGGTGTTGTGGCGGATTGACTTCCGGCGGCACTTCCAGGGCCCATTTCCAATCCCGGAGCGCCCAATGGTCAATCACGCGATACGGCCGGCCGTCCGCCGCTACGGCGCCCTCCGGTGCGACGTGCGGCTTGATCAAGTAGGCCTCCGGCGGCTGCTGGCCCGTGATGATCGGGATCGTCTTGCCGGTGGTCATGACAAGCGGCTTGCCGTCCGCGGCCCGGCCTTCGTGAAGCTCTTTGATAAAGGCCCGTGCGGAAAGCGACCGGTTGAAAGCCTGGTCGTAGGTGCTGATCAGGTAGCCAACTGATTTGTTTTTCGGTTCGAAGCCCGCCATTTCGCCCTCAAAGTAGCTGCTGAAAACGCGTTGCCGCGCAAAGCGGAAATCCGGGTTGAGCACATTTCCAAACTCCGATCTTAGCTTGGTTGCGGTCGGGTTATCGCGGTTCCAAATCTGCGTTATGTAGTCCTCTACCCCTTGCTTTATTAGGCCGGCATTCATTCCCTCCTCGAGCCGCTCATCCAGGTAAATCTGGATCTGCCGTGCCCAGGTTTTCTCCTCATCATTCAGATCGAGCGCCCGCTCATAACCGTCAGCCAGCTTATTGAAGCCTCGCCGGCGGAGCTCGTCCGCCCGGTGTTGGAGTAGCGCGGGATCGCCGTCCGCCTGGATCCAGTTGGTAAGGGCCTCCTGCCGGTCCTTGGGGAAATTCTTGTTAATCTCTTTGACCCACTCGCGGATCTCGAATGAGGATTGCTGGTCCGCTCCGTCCCAACGGCCAAGCGAGGCGTCAAAGTCGCGCCAGGGCGCCTGGTGGAGATAATTGTCGAGCATGGTCGCGGAGGCGGCCCGGGTTCGAGCGAGCCCATTCCAGACGGCGGACTTCCCTTTCGAGATACGGTCCGCGAAGCCTAGCGCGTTTCGGATCCGCTGCGCGAGAGTCACCTTGGGAGAGACCGGCCCAAAGTCTTTGCGGCCGGCCTTGAGGTACTTGGTCATTTGGGCGACGAAAGAGTCTTTCGGGAAGTCGCTCGGGCTCGCGGCGCCTGGTCCTACGGAAATATCCGGAGCCGGCGGGATCTTCTCTTTATTTTTGATTTTGAGCTCAACGTCCCGCACGTCAACGGCCTCCGGGTTTTTGGGATTAACCCGTTTGGCCAGGTCGAGCAATGCCGGAGACCAAGTGGAAATTTTGTCGCCTGGTTCCAGGCCGTGGTACTCCTTGGCCTTGTTCCAGTCCGCGATCGTCGTGATCTTCTCTACGGGCGCCTCCGCGCCGCCCTGCGTTTTGTATGGCGTCGTTTTGTCGCCGCCGCTGGTCTCGAGCCCGCGAGCTCCGTGCCAAACTTTGAGCAAGGTCGGACCGTAGCGGAGCAATCGAAACACCCCATCGCCAGGCACGCCAATAACGGCCTTGCCCTTACCGCTGGCGGCCATTGCCTTAATGAGCCATTCGGCCTCCTCGAGCGTCGGGACGGTTGCCTTGATCTTTAGGTCTTTGTTGTTGAGCGGCCAGGCGTTGACTTCGAATGATTCCCCCTTCTTCAATTGCTTTCGCTCAATTGTGCCCATGGCGGCGGCCGATTCGTCGCCTTCCGCTATGTAGTCCGTAATGCCGTCCGTGGTGCCGCGATTGGTGAGCTTCACGGGGTTGCTCTTAAGCAAGTCGTCAATCGAGCCCTTGATCCGGCTTACCAAATCCGCATTTACGGTCTCGGCCGATGGAGCTCCCGGCCGGCCGGTTTTGGGAAGCGAGTCCGCAACGTCTTGCGCCTCGCCAAGTAGCTTCTCCTCTGCGGCCTCGCGCTCTGCGGTCTCCTTTTTCGCCGCTTCGACTTTGGCGGCCTCCTCAGCGTGAATGCGCTTGCTGGTGTCCCGGATCTTCTTGGTGAGGTTGAACAAGCCTTGAGGCGTGAGCTTCTCAGTCTCCGGATATTGCCGGCCGTAAACCCGATCGCCGGCGCCGTATTTCATGAGCTCATTGGTGAGCTCCTCCGGGAATAGATGCTTTGGCACGTCCGGCGCGTTCAAGGCGGCATGGAGTGCGTCACGTCGCAGGCTGTGAGGAGTCGGGTTGCCTCCCATTTCGTACTGGTTCCAAAGGTCTTTGAGATCCCGGGCGTGGTACATGGCGAGATCCACGTTGGGGCCCATGCGTTTTATTTCATCCTCTGTAACGTCCGGATACTTCTCGCGAATGAGGCGGGCGCGTTCAGCATCCCGGGCCGCAACCAATCCCGGCGGAGGATCCTTGGGCATACTCCGGATCTTCCGATCGATCCGGCGGAGGAGCGGTTGCTTGGGGTCGTTAATGATCGCCGCGTCCGCGTTATCGTCCAGGAGTTGGCGATCGGACTTCGCGGCATCGTCCAAGGCCCGCAACTGCTTTTCGATCTCGTAGGATTCCTTCTGTAGGTCGCGGTACTTGGCTACTTGGGATTTGGGTGCGCTCGCCTTAATCCTGCTGCTGCCGCCGCGCATGTACCGGCGGCCGCGAGTCGTCATTATGACTTTCTCAACCTCCTTGATCTGGTCCTCGAGCTTTTTCTTTTCGTCCCGGAGCTCGGCTTGCCGGCGATCGATCGCCTTGAGCCGGTCGCGGGCCTCTACGGTGTTCACCACGGGCGCCGTGAGCATTTCCTCAACGGACTTTTCGGCCGCCTTGCTGATCGTGCCGTCGCGGTCCCATACCCGGACCGTCCGGCCGGGCTGCCCAGGCAGAGGCGAAATTATCTGGTAGCCAACCTGCCCCTCCGTGTTGTGGATAACTTCCGAGACTTGGCCCGTGGTCGGGGTCTGCTTTTTGTCCTCCGGCGTAAAGGTGATCGTGTCCCCAACCTGCGCCTTGCCCTTCTCCTTCTCCTTTTCCAGGCCCAAGTATTCGAGGTCTTTCTCCGCGACCGGTTTGATGAAAGCGACTTTGCCCTCCTCCGTTACGGAGTCCTTAACAAAGTCCTGCATGTAGGTGATCCCCCGGAGCCGCTCGGTGAGCCGTCGGATCCCCTCTTTCCCGCCCTTGACGGTGTACCAAGTGAGCGCGGACTTGTCGGGGACTTCATCCATGGTCTTGTAACCCTGGATCTCCTTCTCATCCATTACCCGCTTGGGCATGGAGTCATGAAACTTCGTCGGGTTTTGGGCCTCCTCGATCATGGCGGCCTCGCGGGTCTTGTACTCCCGGTGCCCCCAGGGCATGAGCGCGGTGCCGTCCTTGTTGGGCACAAAGGAGGTCACGCGCCAGGGGTTATCCCCGCCAATGTTTTTGGTCAGGGCAAAGACGTTTCCGTTGGCCTGCTCCCAAACGATCGGCTTATTTTCGGGCTTGGTCTTGAGCCATTCAGCGACGGCCTTTTCCCATTTGGCGACGGCATCCCCGTAGATTTTAAAAATGTTTCCGCCCTCGCCCTTGGCCTTGTCCGGCAAGTCGGGATGCTTGGGGAATTCGGTCGGCGCTTTGGGCTTCAAGTCCGGGTAATCCTCGAGGACTTCCGGAGGCACGGTCTTGCCTGCCGCGATCGCTTTTTCAACATACGTGCGATGGACGGCCGCGAGTGACTTATCCGGGTAAGCCTTATGAGCCGCCTTTGTTCGAGGATCTGAGGAAAATTCCTTTTGGGTCATTTCCCATGGCTGCTTTTTCGGCGGAACGTCCGGCGGCTTCGCTTGTCCCCCTTGTGGAGGGGTAGGCGGCTGAGGTTTTGGTTTGGGTGCTCCGCCTCCCACCTCGCCGCTATCTCCGGGTGGTTCTTCCGGAGGAACGTCCGTTGAGCCCGGCTTACGTAAGGCATTTGGTCCTTTCTCAATATTGGCTTTGAGTCGGGCGATCCCCTGCTCCTTCTTCTCAATACTCTTTGAGAACTGTTGAACCATAGGATCGCTGTACGGCCGGCCCTGGTCCCTTAATTTTTTGAGCGCCTCTTTTGATGCTTGGAGTCTGGCCTCAAGTACTATTTGCGCGGACTTCCAGCGCGTGATCTGCTCCTCGTCCGCTGCCCTGCGGTCCGCTTCTTCGCTGGCGAGATCGTCCTCGCTCTTGCCCTTGTCGCCCAACTCATCGATCCGGCCCTGCATGAGCTTCATTGCCCGCTCAACGTCCGGCTCTACCTGGTCCAGGAAAAGTTTGCTGCCGGCGGCCTTCCAGGCTGCGATCTTCTGGTCGTATTCGGTGTGCAATTTCTGTAGCGCGTCCGAAATCTCTTGCGGGTTGTCCCAATCGATCCGGCCCTGGTCGCGCACTACGGCGGGCGTTTGCGGTCTGATCGGTTCTCCCTCCTCCCAGTCGCCGGCCTCCTCCCTTATTGAACTGCTGAGGTCACGGAGTTTCTGAGTTGCGTCCGTTTTGTCCCCGTCAAACTCCAACCGCTGCATGATAAAATCCGCCTCAGATTGCCACTCATCCAGCTTTGACTGCGGGATCGGGGTCTTGGCCTTGTCCGCGAGGTGCTTGATATTGATTATCGTCTGCGTGAGCGGGTCGAGCCCGTCATGCAGCACGCCGCTCATTTCCTCCGCCCATTCCTTCTCAACGCTGGTCCCCTTGGTCATGGCCCGCTCAACAACTTTGAGCCGGAGGCGGAGCCCTCCAATTTCGGTGGTGGTATTTTCTTCCTTGTCTTTGGGCTGCGGCTCTCCCCGCCGGTCAACGACTTCTAGCTCAGCCAGGGCTCGCTGGATCCGCGTGCGCTCCGCGATTGGGGAAAGCGGGGTCGCCGGCACGTCCAAGAGCGGCTCGCCGGCCTGCGGTAGTTTCTGGCCTGGTTTCTTGCCCAGGGTCGCGGCCAGCTTTTTCTTGAGCTCGGCGTTTATGTCCGTATCGGACTTGGCCGCCAGGGCTGCGCTGGCTTCCTGCGCCTTCTTAATGTCCTTGATCCCCTCGCTGAAAAACTGCGCTTTTTGCGCCGCACCCATCATTTCTTTCTGGCGCTCTGCAAGCTTGCTCGGGTCGGCCTTGATCTCATCCCGGATCCGCTTCGCCTCTGCGGCCGCATCGTCATAGGCCTTCTGCCAGGCGGCGAGGTCCGGGTTGGCTCTGGCTGCCGCCTCCGCTCTAAGCTGCGGGCCCTTGCCGGTGCCGGCCATTCCGCCCTTAGTCCATTCGGCGGAGAGGTCGAAGAATTCCGCCGGGCTGGTACCGCTTACGCTCTCAATGGTGGGCTCGGCCGGTGTTGCAGGTTCGCCTGGTTTCGTTTCAGCTTTGGCCGGTTCCGTTGCGGGTTTGGCGGCTTTCGCCTCAATCTCCGCGATCCGCTTGTCCAGCATCGCCCGGATCGCGCTCGGGGTGTCCTCCACTCCAAGGCTCTTGGCCAGGCGTGCGCGGCTTGGGCCGGCGGGCATCTGTTTCAGCTTCTTCCAGTACTCCAGGGGCATCCCCAGGAGCGTCCCGGCCTCCTCTGGCGCGGCTGGTGCCGCTCCGCCGCCGGGCTGTGCCGGTCCGGACGGTGGAGCGGTGGGCCCTTCCGGTGCCTCACCAGCACCCGGAGGGTTCCAATCGTCGCCGAATGCGGCCTTGCCCAAAGACCGGGCCGCCTCGCGGCTCAAACGCTGTTCGGGGAACAGGGCGCGGATCCCGTTGATCGTTTCATTACCGGTGCCGCGGCGTGACAGTTCGGCCGCAAAATCTTCAAAGGTTTTGAGATCGGTTGGTAGGGCCTGGTCCGCAATCGTCGCCGGCGGAGTTTCGCCGCCCTCCGGGACAACCGGCCGGGCTGCCTTCGCGGCTGCCCTCGCGGCTTCCTGGTCCCTGGTAATTCGTTCGCGCCTGGACTGCTCCGCCAGGAGCGAGGCGGCCGCCGTCTGTTTCGCTAGGGCATCTTCCGGGCCTCTGGCCTCGAGCATGGCCGCTGTAGCGTCCGCCGCGATCTGGTCCGGCGTGCGCGGCTCCCCTTCCAGGTCCGCTCCTGCGGACGTAACCACGCCACGGCCGAAAGGCTGTTGCGGCATATCGCGGCCAAGGATCCCTCTTTGCGGCCCTTGGAAATCCTCCGCTGGCGGCCGTAGGTCGGGATATTGCGTGAGCTCGAAAGCGCCCCCTCGAGCCGCCTTTACTCCTCCGGCCACAACTCCCAGGGTCATTAGTGCGCCCAGGGTCGCCCGCGTGGCCTCCGCCGTGTCCCCGCGCTTGGCTGCATCCACAATCGCGGAAAGCTGTTCGGGCGAGGTGCGGGCCATATCTGCGCCAAAGCCCATGGCAAGCGTGCGGTGTATGGCGGACTCAATCCCAGTCAACCCCGCTCCGCCGGCGCCGGCGGCGACGCCTCCGGTCAATGCCGTCATGATGCCAGGCGCACTGGTCATGAAATCGGCGAAGTCGGCCACTGCGTTTTGTGTCCCGGCCGTGAGCCCGGAAAGCTGCTTGGTGACTTTATCCGCCAGGGGCTTTAGGAAGTCTGGCACTCCGTTGCGAGCGTCCTGCAGTACGTTTTGAACGTCTGCGGCCGTCAATCGGCCCACGGGCATATCCGTTGAGCTAAGTCCGCCCCATCTCGCTTTGAGCTCCGGATTTTCGGTGAAAAATTCTTGGTCCGGTACGTTCTTGTATCCGAGATCCGCCTTGATCGTTTCGAATTGCCGGCGTTTATCGAGCCGCTCTCCGGCCCCAGGTGCTGCGGTGCCGCGCACAATGCCCTCAACGTCAACCGGCGTAGGCGCTCCGATCGTGGCCTCGGGTCGCGGGATCGTTTGGAGGGCCGCCGCGCTCAAATCAGAGTCAGGCAGGGCAGGCAGGCCGGAGGGAGTAGCGGAAACGCCTTCGAGTGCGCTCGCCGCCGGTGCCGGCTTCATCCAGGCAGGCACGGCCGCCGCGATCTCCTCGCGAGGCTGGTAAATCGGTTCGAAGTCCGCCCAGTTTGTCTCCGTTTTGGGCTGGTCCTCAACTATCGGCTCGAGATCCGTCCAATTGGTGGGCATTTAGTCCTCCCAACCGCTATCCGTTGGCGGAGTTGCGTTCGATTCTTCGTCTTTAGGAGGAGTGGCGTTGGCGCCCTCAATCAGGACGGGCACTCCGTTTCGCACTTCGTAAACTTCGTCGGGGTTGGTCTTGCTCCGCAACTTGGTCCCCTCCGGCCATGGCGAGGCCGGGGTTCCAGGTTCCGCCGGCGTTGTGCCGGTGGCGGTCGGAGTGCTGCCTCCGCCTCCGCCGCCGAAAATGGATCCGGCCGTGTTGAAAAAGTCTTTGACTCGCTCGCCAAAGGTCGGGGAAGTGGTCGTTGTCGGCTGGTCCAGGAGCGCGGCGAGGGAGTCACCCTTGCCGGTCTTGAGCGCCTCCAAGGCAAGATTGTGCCGGTTTCTTTCGTCCAGGTTGCCCTGCGAAATGTCGATCACCTTCTGGCGCAAATCCGCATTGGCCGCCGCGTTGGACTCGTTGATCTGTTGCTGCTTCTGGCGCTCGTCCAGGGCCTGCTGTAGCTGCTCGAGCCGCGTTCCACGGTACTGCTGAATATCGCCCTCGCGCTGTTGCCGATATTGGTTAAGCGCGTCTTGCTGCTGCGTGGCCGCTTGAAGTTTGGCCGCCGCGGTCTGTTGATCGGCCGCCAGTTGGGCCGCGCTCTGCTGTGCGCTCTGCGCCAGTTTCTGTTGCGCAATATCCTCCTCCGCCGCCTGCGATTGGGCCGATTGGTTGAGCTTCGCCATGGTGAGCCGCTCGTTCTGTGCGAGCTCGTCCCGGCGTGAAATCGCGTTGGCAAGTTGCGCCCCTGCACTGGCGCCCGCGCTCGCCGCGTTGATAAAGTCATTCCAGATTCCAGCCATTTAGACGCCTCCCAGGTCTTGCCACATTTGCTGTTCTTCCTCCGCGCTGATTTGGCCTCCGCCGGCGCCGGTGGCCTGGTCCAGTCCGGCCTGGTCGCCCATGTACATAAAGCCCCGGGAAGTCGGCTGCTGGCCCGCTACAACTCCGGTACCGCCCAGGTTGCCAAAGAGATCGGTGTAATCTGAGGTGCCCGCTCCGCCGCCGCCGCTCGCGGTTAGAGTCTGGTTGCCGCCGCCGCCGCTCATGATGTTTGCCCACGGGCTGGACGGTTGCGCGGCCGTTGGCTGGATCGAGCCCCCGCCGCCGCCGCGATTGCCGCCGGTTGGTCCGCCGATCGTGGTTGTCCCCCGGCTGCCAGGCAGGCGCGAAACCAATTGCGTCAAAAGATCGTTCGCCGTGCTGGTCGCGCTGCTCGGGTTGATCTTGTCGAGGTACTTGTTGTAGAGGTCGAGCGCGTAGTTAGTGGCGTCCTCCGGGTTGGGTTGCGCGGCGAGCGCGGCGTTGGCCTGCGAGGTCGCGATCTGAGTCTCCGGCTTCACGGTCTGAGTGTTACTCACGGCGCTGAGGATATTGCCGTAGTCCTGCAAGCCCTGCTGCTGCTGCTGCTCGCTGGTGAGGCCAATGTCGCGAAGGCTCAAATTTCTTTGGAGGCCGGCGCCGGGCATTCCGCTTGAGACTCCAAAACGGGCGGAGGCATCTTGAATGGCGTTGACTGTGGCCGGGGACAATTGCCCCTGCAACTTCGCGAGGAGTGCTTGGCTCGTCGCCTGATTCGTTGCACCCAAGTCCGGGTAAACGTCGCTGAGTTGACCATAAACGTCTGGAATATCAGTCGCCCCGGCCACGGCGCCGTAAGTGCCGCTGCCTGATTGGGTCGCCGGGTTGACATTGTAGGTCGTTGGCATATTAGAAAACGCTCTGGCGCCCGATCCCAAAGCTGCCAAACACGTTATTTTCGACGGGGATCACTGCGTCGGGGTTCGCATTTTCGAGCTCGCGGTTTGCTTCGCGAATGGCCTTGGCCTCGCCGGCGGCCGCCTTGGCGTAGTCGCCACTCTCGCCGAACCGGATCGCCTGGATCATGTCCTTAATGGCGTCCTGGTCCACGATCACTAAATCTGTGTCCGCCACTACGGGGATAAATTTGAGCTTTACCAGAGCCGTAACGCCAAAGGTTGGGCAGCAATTCGACGGGCCTCCGTTAATGCTCCCGGGCGTGGTGGTCTGTGGCCAGCTTGGCGCGTGGATCCGGTAGCGGGCATACTCCGGGTTTGTCTCGGTCGGGTCGTAATAGGCTATGTCCTCGAGGAGGTCATTAACCGGATTGTACGCGTAGAGCCGGACTCGCTTTTGCGTCACGTCCTTGATCACCCGATCGATCCGCCGCACGTAAATTGAAGTGCTCGCCCAGGGATTGGTAAAGGTGAGCGTGATGCCCTCCGCCCAGGTTCCATCCGGATTCTTGGTCATGAGCGGCTGCCCGTTGTTGTCCTCGCCAAAAATGGTGATGTTGCGCCCAACGTCCGCGAAGGCCTCCGCGTAGGCCCGGATCAGGCGGCCCTCGCCGGCCACGTCATTAAAGACCGGGGAGCGGCCGTAAGCGTCCATGCGGCAATTGGAGCCGCCCACAAGGAGCCCGTTCCAGTGACTGAGGCTGCGATCCTCCATGTTCAGCCAGTCGTACCAGAGATTGTTGAGGGGGAGCGGCCGGTTGCAGAGGTTGATCTTGCGCACCTGGTCAACGTAGCGAGGCCAAACAACGCACCCGCTTTTGATGCAAACGTGAATGGGCACAACGGTATTGTTGAAGTCCCCGCGCTTGAGGAGTCGGCGGATCGCCTCGTTGACGTAATCGGCAAATTGCAGCGAGCTTGGGTCAACCCCCGCCACGTTCGCGATCGGAGCGGTTTTGCAGTCAGCAAAGGTCAACATGGTCGCTCCTTAGTCCTTTTGTCGCGCCTGGTCAAGCCTCATACATTTGTGATCGTTGCGGAAACATCGATCTCCTGCGGGTCAGGCGGGAAGCTGAAAAACGGAATTGCTCGAGCGTCCAGGCTGATCTGTAGCGTCTTGGTCGCTCCGAGAGTGTCGGGTAGAGAGAAGGCAGTATCAACGGCGCCAAGCGAGTTCTGGAACACCTGAACGATCGGGCTCGCGTCAATCAGGATCTGAAAAGTGCATTTGGTGAACGAGGGATCGCCGGTCTGCGTGATCACGGTATGCACGCTGCAATTACACCCCGGCCCTTTATAGTCCACTGTCCCAACGATCGTGGCGCTCGCTTCGTCCCCGAAAAGCGGCGACGGCGCTAAGGCGCTTGCCGTTACCTGGCCGCCAGTCCCGGAGGCGGAGGCTACTCCGTCGCCCACTTCATGGATCGTAGGAGCTCCCCAAACTACTGCGTTCCAGTCGGCACAGCACTGCGCCGAGGCGGCCGCGATCTGAATGTTGGTTGGCCCGCTGCCGGCGGTGAGGGTATAGCTCCCGCTCGCGTCGTTGGGGTCGCCCGGGCTGGTGTCCTGGACGTAACGGATATGAGATCCCGGCGCGTTGAAGTCGCACCCGGAGAGGCGGATCGCCCAGACGTTAGAAAACTGATCCCATGTAAGCTCCGCGAAAAATGCCGTATTCCAATCTGCATCCGTGAAGGGCCAAGCCGCGCACTCGTCCGGCGCTGAGGCTTTTCCGCCGATCGACTGCGAAATAAAATACCACTGGTTATTTGTGGGCGGAGTTGAGTTGAAAGGGTTGTTTCGGCCCAGGTTGAATACTCCATCCCAGGCCGGTTTGACGGACGCCGGCCAACCGGCCGGGATCGTGAGAAGTGGGAGAACCGTGTCCCAATGGCAAATTTTCCAACCGGTAGTTGCGGGCGGCTGGACGGTAAGGAGGAAAAACTCTTGGCACTTTTTTCCAAGCCCGTCTTGGTCGGTCACGCTTACGGTGATGTTGAATTCCCCCTCCTCCGTGGCCGTGCCGGCGAGGGTGCCATTGGTCGCCAAGTCGATCCCGGCAGGGAGCGGCCCGTCCTCGAGGATGAAACGATATGGCGGAGTGCCGCCCGCCGCGGTGAATGAAAAGCTGTAGGGCGTGCCCTGCGTGGCGTCGGTTGGGTCGCCGCTGGTGATGCCCAGGACTGAGAGCGTGTAAGAAACTACGGCCGGGGTAGTCCCATTCGCTGGCGTGATCCGCACGGTGAAAGGGTAGTCTCCGGGCGTGGTAGGCGTGCCGCTGATAATCGGCCGCTGATTCATGCTCTCCTGGAAGAACAGACCCGGCGGTAGTATCCCGGCCACAAGGGTAATATCTGAAACCGGCAGGTTGGTATTGATCAGGGTGAAATAAGCGACGCCTTTGCAAATCTTGGTTGCCTGCAAGGGCGGAGTGGTAATGGTGGGCTTCTTCACTGGGGGCTCCCGGCCGTCCGTTGGGTGGAGTAGCTCGCACTGAGCGCGGAGCTCGGCGCAATGGAAGAAGGCCGTAGAGATAATGTCCGCCGCTTGCGCCTGCGTAGAGCCCTTGGGGACGAAAATGTCAACCGCCGTATTGCAGCAATCCAGCGTTTCGGTGAAGTCCGATCCGGTGTGGTTGTCGTGAATATCCCCAGGCGGGATCGTTATGTCGTGGCCGCCGGTCACTGGCCCGATCCTGAATGGCCCTCCTCCCTGGCAGAAGTAGCCCGGCGGGCAGTCAAAGACGAAAAAGAATTGCGGGCTTCGAAAGCGCCAGCCGCTTTGGAGCGAGTACAGACCGAGATCGTCTATGGGGATGCAATCGATCGGCTTGCATGTTGAGCAAGTGTCCATGGTCAGCAAATTTTGCCCGGGGGCTTCGCAAACTCCGGCTGCGGGATTATTACGGCTTTGACCTTGATTGCCCGGACCAAGCAAAAGCCTTCCACGATCAGCTTTAGCTGGAAGTAGTAAGCTTCCCGAAATGGGCGATTGGTGTAGCTGTCAAAAACCATTCCGGACGGTTGGCCAAATCCGGAGCGAGGGGAAAAGCCCGGCTGAAAATTAACGGTGGTCGCGTCCGCCGCATCTGGCTGCCTGGCGCAAACCTCGAATTGCACCCAGGGGATCCAGCACGGGTACTCGTCCGGCCGGTAAAACACCTGGAATTGAGCGCGGCCGCGCAAGTCGCTGATTTGTATTTCCCCGTCAATGAGCCGGATCAGGTCGAAGGTGGTTTTGTGCTTTTGCTCCCGGAGGAGGACTGGCCCCTCCAAGCTCCAAATGATCGGTACAGAGTCGTTATCCTCAAAGGGGAAAGTGCGGAGCTCGAGCGAGCCGGTAGGCAGGAGCTCGTACACCTCGATCTTGCCGTCAATGGTGTCCAGGGTGAAAGCAAAGCAGCGTTCGACGCCGGCGAACTGGCCCTTGAGTACCTGCAGTACGTTAATACCCGTCCAGAGCCCGTCATAAACGGAGGCCGCTTTGCCGCGAAGGCTCGAAATTGGGTCAAAGTTGAGCGCGATCAGGGCCTGGTGGTAAACCCCTTGCTCGGAGCCCACGGGCGAGGCGGTGATCAAAAGCCGATTGTTGAACACCACGGCCGAACCGTAGGCGAGCAAGGTCGCATCGTCTTTGACCAGCACCCGATCCATTTCGAGGGAGATCGGCACGTTGCCCCAGGAATTGAAATCGCGGCGCCCCAGGACAAGGGATCGGATCCCGTCCACGGCCCGGAAAAGGGTATCCCCATTCGCCGCGACGGTAGAGTTTTGACCAAGGGCGCCGTTGGCAATAAGCGACTCGGTTAGAATTGGATTGGTGAGGCTCTGCCACGTCAGCCGGTCAACCGGTGCATTGCAGCTAAAGACCGTTGAGGGGGTGAACACTTGGAGCGGACCTTGCCCAAGGCTCGCGTCCAGCGTAGCTGCGAAGATCATCGCCCGAATGTCGCCGGCGGATCCAGGCACGGTGAAATTGCCGCCGCCCAGGAGGTACAGGTTTTCGGTGATGTTCAAGACCGCATCCCGGAAATTGTTTACCACAGTCCCGGAGCTTCCCCCTACGAGGTCGCTCGCGAGGAACTGTTTGCCGTCAACGAGGGACTCCCAAACGCGGCCCATGCCGTAAACCCCCATGCGTCCCGGCGGGAGCTCGGTCCCGGTGTGACTCCACGTAACGGCCTTGTTAAGTGGTACTGTCGTCCCAACCGGCGTGCCCGTTTGATTGACACAGACCAGCACCCCGCCGCCGGAGAGCGTCTGGATCTGGAACTTGCCGGCGCCCTGGACGGTGATCACGTCGCCAACAACCATATTGGCGTCACTGGCAACAGTGATCGTCACGGTCGCGCCGGTGGCGGGAATGATAAAGACCGTTGTAGCTGTGACGGTGTTGAAACTTTGCGGCGATCCGTAGTTCGATCGGCGAGTGGTGAGATTGTCGAAAAAGACCGGAATGCTCTGCCCGTCATTCCAGATCACCCATTTCTCTGCCTGCCAGAGCCAAGCCTGAACCTTGGCCGGAGGATTTAAGTCGTTTGGGATCGTGCGCTCGATCACGGTCGCACTGGTCGCGGCCGGCGTGACTTGGAACAGGCGGCCGGCTATGGCAACCATGAGGGACTCCGGCCCGGTATCCGGCTTGTAGTAGCAGGCGCCCTGAAAGAGGGCCTTTTCAAAGCCTACCTGCGGAGTGGTCGGCGTGCCCGGGATTTGTGGCGAAAGGGTAAAGTCCAGGGCCAGCTTGCGGTAGGGCGGGCGCGGTCCGCCAAAGGTGCCGCGCACGGTTACATTGCTGGCAAAGGAGAGTTGATCCTTGGCGAGGAGGAGCGGGGAGATCCCCGAATTCATCCCCGCCTCGAATGCGAAAGTACCGTCAACGAGCTCAGTCGCCTCAATCGCCTTTGTGGACTGCGCGGCCATTAGGCGATCCTTACCGCCACGATCGAGGCCTCTACTACGTCCAGGCTGCCCGCCGATGGTACCACGTCAATGCCGGCCCACATTTCGAGCGCGTCATTGTTATTGGCGGTGACGTACACCAAGGCCGGGAATTCCATCGCCTTTGCGGTAAAGGTTTTCGTCGTAATTATTTCTGTGAGGAAAGCCGCTGAGGAGTTTGCCACGTCCGCCGCGGTGTTGTTGGTCCGGCGGATCTTGAGCGTAGCGGTCCGCACGGCCGCGAAAGTGGCGCCGGCATAATCGAGCCGGGCCCGGCAGAGGAGTAACCAAGTGCCGGCGGCCGTGATCGCGAGAGCCGGGCTTATGGTCCCCATGACAATTTGCGCCTGCGCATTGGTGAGCGAGTAGGCGGTACCGGAGCCGTAAACCGTGAGCGTGCTGAGCCCAGGCGCGGCCACGCCGGCGGGAGAAATACCCGATCCGGAGGCAATCACGGTGTTTGGGGCAACATCGCTCGAGTACTGCAACCATTGGAGCGTTACGCTGTTGGAGTTATTAACCGAGATCACTTCGTAGGTGGAAGGCCCGGCGATAACCACAATTTGACCAATAACCATCCAGAGCGCGTTGAGGACTGCGATCGTGATCTGGTCCCCAACCGCATTAGGCACGGCGCTCGAGGAGGTTAAAGTAGTAAAGGCGTTCTGCCCGTTTGTCCCGTTACCGCCCGGCTGGCCTTCAATCCCGGGGACGTTTACGGGTTGGGGTGTCGTGCAACAGGGTACGCAAGGGCTTGGGGTTGGCATAAAATTTGTGTTTAGATCACGGTCCGCCAGTAGCACCCTCCCGCCCAGTGATCAAGTACGAACTGGACTGGCAAGATAGGTCTGCGCTCGCAATCGAGCTCCACATGATCCAGCGCGGCGGCCAGTGGACGGAGGACGGGATCACCTACGGCCACGGCCTGGAATATCACTTTCTTGCGGCCCGGGCCCTGGCCTGGCCCAAGCGTTACCGGCATCGCTGGACGGATCTGATCTACCACGAAATAATCAAAAACCAGATTTCGATCTTCATGGGCGCGGCGAGCACCCAAAAGACCGGTCATATAAGCGAGTGGTGCCTCCTGGACTATTGGGCGCATCCCCAAAACACCTTTATCCTGGTTTCCACGGTCAATACGGACAAGCTCGAGACCAACATTTTTGGCGAGCTCAAAATGCTGTTCCAGGAGGGCCGCGACCGGTACCCGGAGCTTTCCGGCAACCTCCTCGATCACAAGCACGCGATCACCACGGACGCGATCCGGGATAACGACTTTGACGAGGCCCGGGCTCGCGATATGCGCAAGGGCATTATGGGCCGGCCGTGCTACGTTGGCGGCCGTCACGTTGGCTTGGGGGTGTTCGCCGGCATCAAACAAGAACGCTTCCGCTTTGTGGGGGATGAACTCCAATTCATGGCGCCAACGTTTATGGATTCCTGGTCTCACATGTTCAGCAATCCGGACGTGAAGATCATTGGCTCGGGCAACCCGAACCACGATCCGGACGATCAGCTTGGCCTGGCGGCCGAACCGATCGACGGGTGGGCCGCGATGCCAGAGCCGGCCAAAACTTGTACTTGGCCAACTAAACGAATGGGCGCCGTTTGCGTAAACCTGGTGGGCCTGGACTCGCCCAACTTTGACCAGCCGGAGGACATTTACCCGCGGCTAATCGGCCGGCGTTACGTGGCGCGACTCCTCCACGATTGCGGGGAAAATTCTCCGGACTACTACCGCCTGGCCAAGGGAGTGATGAAACTCGGCCTGGCCAGCGATCGCGTGATCACCCGGCAATTGTGCCAGCAGCACGGAGCGCACGATCCGGCCTACTGGTCCGGCGCGACCCGGACAAAGATCCATGCCCTGGATCCGGCCTACGGCGGCGGCGACCGCTGTACGTCCATGCGCGGGGAGTTTGGCGAGTCGATCGACGGGAAGGAGATTATTGCGGTTGTCCATTACCGGATTATCCGGATCAACCTCCTGGATCCTCGCCGGCCGGAGACACAGATCGCCCAATCCGTGAAAGAGGAGCTCGAGCAAAACGGGATCCCGCCTTCAAATTCGTTCTATGACTCATTCGGCAAGGGAACAATGGGTTTCGCCTTCGCGGAGGAGTTTGGGGCTGACTGCCCGGTCCCGGTGGACTCCGGCCAACGCTGTACTAATCGGCCCGTGCGCGAGGGGCTTTTGGTACAGGACGAATACTCCGGCCAGTGGCGGCTGAAACGCTGCGATGAGCATTACTCGAAATTTGTTACTGAAATGTGGTTTTCCTGCCGCTACGCGATCGAGGCCAGCCAAGCCCGCCAACTGCCGGAGGAGGTCATGGCGGAGGGTTGCTGGCGCCAGTATTACACCGTCCAGGGCAATAAGATCGAGGTTGAGTCAAAGAAGGATATGCGCGAGAAAAAGGGCAAATCCCCGGACCTTTTTGACGTGTACGCGGTCATGATGGAAGGCGCTCGCCGGCGAGGGTTCAAGATCAGCCAGCTTGTTTCCGTGTTGACAGAGGCCGGGCAAGAGGACTCTTTAACCACCGAAGCAGAAGAATATGAAGCGATGCTCAAAGGCAAAATGCTAACTCACGCGTGAAATGTTCCGCCTCTTGTCCCATGACAAATGCCCGCCGGGAGAATTCCGGTACCGTGAGAGCTTCAAAGGCCATACCAAAACGTTTGGGCCCTCTCCGCTTCTCAATGAGGTTGCCCATAAGCTGGCGAATTTTAGAGCCGCCAACGGGATCGCCCGTAGCAGTCCGGCGGAGTGCGTCCAGGATATTGACGCCTTTACGTGCCAGCGATTGGGCAACATGCGGGACTGGTGCTATGACTCCGACAAAGCAGTTTCAAACCCTTATGTCAGTCCAACCGCAACCCCGTGCTCGACGTGCGGGCATTCTGGCTAAAGCCCTGGACGAGATCGGCCGCGACGTAACCGGCGCCGCGATCCTCGCGGAATGGCTCGGCGCCAAGGGTGAGCCCGTGACTGCGCACCTGGCCGAAAAGCGGGCCAAAATCTGTCTCAACTGCCCGAAGAACAAGCCGGGCAACTGGTGGGATCGGAACGTAAAGGATCCCATAGCCAACGCGATCCGCCGGCATGTAGGCGTCAAAAACAAACTGGGGCTAACCGTGGAGCGCGAGGCCTTGCTTGGGACGTGTAAGGTCTGCGGCTGCAATCTACCTTTGGCCGTTTGGGTGCCGGTAGTACACATTTTGCACCAATCCCCGCCAGAAGAATTGGCGAAATTTCCGGGCTGGTGCTGGAAACACTTTAAATTATGAACTTCTCAACTCCTCAACGCGTCCAGGACACAATCCGCGCCTGCGACGAAGTAGAGCGCGTTCGCGGCGACAACCGCCGCAAGATTAACGACCTTTTCAACTCGGCGCCGCCGCTCAGCGAGGAGGAGGCTAAAAAGTGGGGGCTGCAAGTCAACGTCAACTGGGGGGAGGGGCCAGTCCTGGCCGCGCACGCTCGCCGGCAGTACGAGACTGCCTTTATGGGGAGCCAGAACTATTTCAAGATCCGGATCCCCCGCGCCCCAGTCGAGACCAAGACCGCTTGGGAGCTCGGGATCACCGAGTTTATTAACAACGTGCTCAAAGAGAGCGAGGATTACGCTTGGGTGCATGAGAATAAGTGGGCCGGCGTGATTGCCCACGGTTACGGGATCCAGGTCTGGTACGACCCGGAGGACTGGTGCCCGGAGTTTGTTGCGATCGAGGACTTCCGCGTACCAACTGACACCCAAAGCAATCTTAAGAATCTTGCCTGGTTCGCGGTTCGCAACGCGTACACCCCAGGGGAGCTCTCCTCTAAAGTGTGGGGGCCTTACTCCCGGACGGGTTGGAACAAGAAAGTTATTGCTGAGGTACTCGAGGACTTGAAGGATATTAACTTTGAGGCCAGCGAATATACCTGGATGACTTCCCCGGAGAAAATGGCGGAGCTTTACAAGCAGAATCTCGGTTACTACTCGAGCGATGCAGTCCCCACGATCCCGCTCTGGCACTTCTTCTATGTGGACGAGGAGGATCCGGCCCACAAGAAATGGCACATGTGCATTGTGCCGGACGTTGACTCCGGAGTCCATCACATGCCGGCCGATGAGTTTGTTTACGAGAGCCCGGATCCGGTAGGCATCGATCGGGCTAACTTGGTCCATTGCCAGATCGGCGACCTCAACAACAAGCCGAAGTTTATGTTTCATTCGGTCCGCTCGCTTGGCCTGCTCCTGGTCGAGCCCTGCTTTTGGACGAACCTCGCCCGCTGCAAGTACCTGCAGTACGTCTTTGAGCAATTCCAGATTTGGCTGCGGGTGATGGATCCGGCCGGCAAGGCCCGGGCTCAAATGGTGCGCCTGGCGGACAAGGCCGTGATCCCGGAGGGAGTTGGGATCGTGCCTCAGACGGAGCGCCACAACATAGATAAATCCGTAGTCGAGTCCGCCCTTGGGCAACTCAAGCAACTCATGGCGGAAGCCGCACAGACCTACACCCAGTCCACCGATACAGGCACTCAGCGCGAGCAAACGGCCTTCGAGACCCGGACCAAGCTGGAAAGCGTAAACGCGATGATGAGCGGCCTACTCGGCCGGGCCTCGCGCAAGGAAATCGCCAGCTACAAAGAAATCTGCCGGCGGTTTTGCCTCCGGAAAACGGAGAATGCTGACGCTCGCAGGTTCCAGGAGCACTGCCGAAAGGTGCTAAAAATTCCCCGGCTATGGGTCAATGCTGAGCTTTGGGCGCTCGAGCCGGAAATGCCCATTGGCGCCGGCAACCCGACAATGGCCGCCGCGACCGCGCAAGACCTCATGGCGATCCGGCCGGCGTGCGACGCCAGCGCACAGCAAGAGATCCTCCATGAGGTGATCGAAATCTCAACCAAGGATCCCCGCCGGGCGGACCGATGGGCGCCGATCAACGGCAAGCAGCAAGTGACGGATGCTGTCCGGGATGCAGAGTTTGCCTTTGGCACGCTCATGCAGGGGGTGCCAGTCCGGATGAAAGAGGGGCTATCTCCTCGCGAACAGGCGGAGACCCTGATCGGGCTCATGAGCGGGGTGATCTCGCGCATCACGCAGCAAACCAACCTCGCGACGCCGAACGAGCTCGCCGGCCTGGTCTCCGTTGGTACCTACGTTGGCCAGCTATTAAACGTCCTGGCCGGCGACCCGCAACAGCAGCAAGTGGTCAAGAAGCTTGGCGACGACCTGACCAAATTGAGCAACATCGTTAAGGGGTTCATGCAGCGAGCCCAACAGGCGGCCAAAAAGGCTGCGGCCCAGGGCCAGCAAAACGGCGACAACGGGCAGGCGGCCGCGCACGTCAAGAGCGCGACCATAAAGGCCACGGCGGACGCGAGGATCTCAGAGGCCAAAGCCGCCCAGGATCGGAAGCACAAAGAGGCTGACTTTCTACTGGACCAGCGCCGCAAGCACGCCGGAGCTATCAGCCAGGAGCATCGCGAGGGCCTGCGCACTGGGGCCCAGATCCATCGCGACAACCTCGCCACGGGCGCTCAAATCCAGCGCGATAACCTCACGGCCTTCAACCAACCCGAAGAAGAATGAACATGATTTGCTTAGCCATACCGACCGCGAAACATCGTTACCCGACGATCGGGGATTATTGGATCGACCCGGCCGGCATCTTGCAATTCAGGATTAGCGAGGAGCTCTCGCCCAAAGCGCAACAGCTCTGCCTGATTCACGAAATGGCGGAGGCCTTTATGTGCCTCTCGGATGGAGTCACGTTCGAGAGCATTGACAAATTCGACAAAGCTTTCGAGGCCAGCCGCGCGGCTGAAACGGACGAGCCGGGAGACGATCCGGCGGCGCCGTATCGCCGGCAACACCGGCGGGCGGAGAACCTAGAGCGCCTGCTGGCTGATTATCTGGAGGTGCATTGGGGTGACTACGAGGCGGAGTTTGAGGCGGTCTGTAAAACCTTGGATCGTTTGGTTGCGGCCGGACACTGGCCAGAAATTACGTGAAAAACTTAAACGAGCTCACGGCCGTAGTTGTGGACAACGGGCTATTCCCTCACGTCGCATTCAGCCTGGCCGAAAAATTGGGACGCGTGCTGTACTGGACGCCGGCGGTCAACGCTTTCCCGTCCAGCAATTGCGCCCTGCCTGGTGATGGCTTCGCCGAACTCCCACGGCTCCGGAGCGGGGACCAATGGGAGGACAAGGCAGACATTTTTGTTTTCCCCGATGTTATGTACGGCTGGCAGCAAGACCGCCTCCGCCGGGCCGGCAAGCTGGTATTCGGCGCCGGCCGGGGTGAGGTGCTCGAGCTCGATCGGTGGGCCACAAAAAAGATCCTCCGCCGGTTGGGGATGCCCGTCGCAGAGAGTCACCTGATCCAGGGCCTGGATGCCCTACGCAACTTTCTGGAAAATAACGATGGGCAAAAGTGGTGGATCAAGACCAGCTACTACCGGGGGGACTTTGAGACCTTCGACGTGGAAAGCTATTTGCTGGCCAAGGAGCGCCTGGACGAGCTCGCCGCCCGGTTGGGCCGCAAGGCTGAAATCTACCCGTTTATCGTGGAGCGCGACATACCAGCCATTATTGAGGTTGGCTATGACGGCGCCTGTATCAATGGCCAGTTTGCGCCAACGGCCCTATTTGGAGTTGAGCGCAAGGACACTGGCTATATTGGGATCGTTAAGCCATACGCGGAGCTTCCGGAGCCCGTCCAATGGGTGAATGCACAGATCGCCGGCTGGATGGCAGAGCGCCACTATTGCGGATTTTTTTCGAGTGAGCTCCGCCTCCAGGAGCTTGCGGCGGTTTTGGAGGACTGGCCGGAGGTCTCCGAGTCTCAGGACGTTATCTGTACGCCACGGGCGGACCTGGAAGCCGTCCCGGGCACGTCCATGCTCGCGTTTCTCACAGACCCTTGCTGCCGGGCCGCCTCGCCGCCCAGTGAGCTCTATATCGAATGGGTCAGCAACTGGCCGGAATTCATCGTTGCGGCCGCCCGCGGTGAGCTCATTGATATTGAGCCCGTCAACCCATGGGGAGTTGAAATCATGCTGCATTCCGCTTGGGCGGATAAAAACTGGCAAAGCGTTCACTTCCCGGAGGAGCTCCGGCGGTATGTAAAGCTGCGCAACGTCTGCAAAATTAAGGGCATGACGTACTCCGTCCCCCAGGGGTTCGGCCTGCCGGAGATCGGCGCCGTAGTCGCCACGGGCGAGACATTGCTCGAGGCCTGCGAGCTCGCCAAAGAGCGGGCCGGCCAAGTGCAGGGTTACTTTATCGAACCGAAGATCGCCGCGATCCCGGAGGCCATTGCTGAGATCGAGCGAGCCCAGGCCGCCGGCATTGACTTCACCGGGGAGAAAATGCCGGACGATAAAGAGATCGTTGCCATGACGAAGGGGGACGCATGAGCGAGGAGAGCGAGACCCCGATCCAGCCGGAGGCCCAGGACGATCACCCGGAGCGCGAGGAGGAGCCCGGCGTTTGGAGCGACCATGATTCCGATTGGGTGTTGCAAGGCCGTATGCCTTGACCTAGTTTCCGGCTCATGAGCACTTCATACAGCAAGTCAGTACCAACGGCCCGAAAGTCCACCGGCTACAGCAAGGCGGCGCCCATTGGTCGAACCTCCCTCCATGCACCACGCGAGGCCGGCAGCACCGGACGGCCGAAAGTGGATCCCCAGTTCAGCACGCTTTCAAAGGGAGTGACGCGAGCCAGCGGCGGAGCGCGGCCGCACGCGAAAAGGGTAGGTTACTCCTGCGGGGGATATTGAGGGCCGGCCCGGGAACTTGAATGCCCGGGCCAGCTTGATCGGTTAGATGGCGGAGGCAAACGTCGTCCAGTACATTGTCTGGAAGTAGTGCAACCACCAATTCCCGGCCGCGATGAATGCCAGCGCGACCGGCAGGAAACGCATTAGCTTGCGCATGTTTTCCTTACTTCAACGGAACCGCACCTCCGGCAAACTCCCCAAGCCTGCCCGGCGGGCAAGTGGTACTTGGTAGATGATGGGAGGTACCAACGGTGTCCGGAGATCACACATTTTAGCCTAGCGATTATGTATCGCATAACGCTCCTTTCCGGGGGTTTGTTCATTGTTGAATTATCCTCACTTTGAGCGGCCAAGCCGCGTTTGTCAGGGGTGGAAGATTAGTGGGCTCGATCTTGACCCGGTAAACTTGGGCATGGCCGGCGGAGGGCAGCACCCAGGCCGCCGGCAAATCCACCCAAGGCCCGGCCGAAGTGTCTGAGGCCTCAACGGACAAGGCGATCGCGTTGGGGTAGTAGAGCGGCGGCGCCGTCCAAGTCGCCTCATTTGAAAACGGGCTCTCTAGCTGCGCGTTTTCGGTGTAGGCCGTCGCCACAAAGTAGTAGGTGTTACTCGCGACCAGGCCGGCAACTGTGGCGTTGGTCTGGAAGCCAGCATCCATCTTGTTTGAGTAAACCCCACTGGCGAGCCCGCAATACAGGAAATAACCCGTCACGGTTGCATCCGGCGAGGGATCCCAAACGAGGGTAACGGTCCCCAGGTAAGGCGCGGGCAGGGACACGCCAAGCTTACTGGGAGCGAGCGGGAGTGAAAGCGGATCAACCCCGGCCGGCGCCCTGGTCTCCGGCATTGGCGCCGGCGACGCCACAAGCGCCACTCGCGGCGGCCGGCTCGCGCAACTGGTGAGCATAAGGAGGAGCAAATAAAAGAGCGCCAGCAGGCCCAGGCCCAATAGCAAATCTTTCCAGGTTTTAGAGAGTTGGAGGTTCATTTTTCCGTCAAGTCTA